CGCGACCCTGACCGATGAAATGGGCCGCCAGCAAACCGTCGCGCTACACAACCACTACTAAGGAGTACGCCTGTGTTCGACCTGGCTAGCGAAGACCACACCCGCGTCAAGAAAGGCTTGGCTTCGCGTGTTGGTGCCGAAGATGAGCTGTACACCGGCGATGAAGAAACCGCCCCGGAAGATCCGTTGGATGGCTCAGACGCCATGGACCTGCACGGGCGCCTGCTCGGCTACTACCAGCGCGAACTGGACCGCCAGAACGACAACCGTATCCAGATGGCGATCGACGAGGACTACTACGATAACGACCAGTGGAGCGAGGCCGACGCCGAGGAACTGCGCGAGCGCGGCCAGGCCGCCATTTGCTACAACGTCATCACGCAGTCCATCAACTGGGTGATCGGCAGCGAGAAGCGCGGGCGCAGCGACTTCAAGGTGCTGCCGCGTGGCAAGGAGGACGCCAAGCAGGCGCAGAAGAAGACGCAGCTCATGAAGTACCTGAGCGACGTCAACCGCACCCCATTCAACCGCAGCCGTTCATTTGAGGACGCGGTGAAGGTCGGCGTGGGCTGGATTGAATCCGGCGTGACCGAGCGCGACAACGGCGAGCCGATCTACAACCGCTACGAGTCGTGGCGCAACATCCTGTGGGACAGCGCCGCGAATGAGTTCGACCTGTCCGATGCGCGCTACGTCATCCGCATTAAGTGGATTGACCTGGACGTCGTGACCGCGATGTTCCCCAATCGCGGCATCCTGCTCGAACGCTCGGCCAGCATGAGCGAACGCTTCGGCACTGACCTTGCCAACGGCGATGAAGTCATGGACTACGCCGAGGACGAGCGCGAAACCCTGGCCCGCGGCGTGTCCGATCACAGCGCCAGCCGTCAGCGCGTGCGCATGATCGAGGTGTGGTTCCGCAAGCCTGAGCGCGTACAGAAGATCGTCGCCGGCCAGCGCGTGGGTGAAGAGTTCGACCCGAACGACCAGGCTCACGTCGACCTGGTGCAAGGCGGTCAGTCCGTGGTGGCCGAACGGATGATGATGAGCATGAACCTGTGCATCATGACCACCACCGGCATCTGCTACATGGGCCGCAGCCCGTACAAGCACAACAAGTTCCCGTTTATCCCGGTGTGGGGTTACCGCCGAGGCCGCGACAACATGCCCTACGGCATGATCCGGGCAATGCGCGACATCCAGGACGACATCAACAAGCGGGCGTCCAAGGCGCTGTACATCCTGAGCACCAACAAAGTCATCATGGATGAAGGCGCCGTGGACAACATGGCCGACTTCATGGAAGAGGTCAGTCGCCCTGACGGCGTGATCGTCAAGAAACAGGGCAAGATGCTTGAGTTGAACGTCGATCGCGACCTGGCCCCGGCCCACCTGCAGATGATGAGCCAGTCGATTGGCATGATTCAGTCGATTTCTGGCGTCACCGATGAGCAGATGGGCAAGACCACCAACGCCAAGTCGGGCGTAGCCATCCAGGCGCGACAGGACCAGGGCAGCAAGAGCACGTCGAAGCTGTTCGACAACCTGCGCTATGCGTTCCAGGTGGACGGTGAAATCACCCTGAGCCTGTGCGAGCAGTATTTCAGCGAGCAGAAACAGTTCCGCATCACCAACCAGCGCGGCACCCCCGAGTTCGTCGACGTCAACACTGGCCTGCCAGAGGACGACATCACCAAGACGAAAGCCGACTTCATCATCAGCGACAGCGAATGGCGTGCCTCCCTGCGCCAGGCCAAGGCCGAGCAGCTGGCGCAAATGATGCCGAACCTGCCGCCGCAAGTGCAGCTGGTGGTCCTCGACCTGCTTATCGAAGAGCTGGACCTGCCGAACGGCGAGGAAATGGTCAAGCGTATCCGCCAGATCACCGGCATGCGCGACCCGGACGCCACCGAACTGACCCCGGAAGAGCAGGCCGCACAAGAAGCTGCCGCGAAACAGGCCGAAATGCAGCAGGCCATGGCCGACGCGCAGCTGCGCAGCCTCAACGCCAAGACCGCCAAGGACGAGGCCGGCGCACAGAAAACCATGGTCGATACCGTGGCATCGAGCGTCGAAGCCCAGCTCAAGGCCGTGGAAGCGGCGCAGGTGGCCACCCTCAACCCGGCGATCTTGCCCGTGGCCGACGCCTTGTTGCATGAGGCCGGCTATGTGTCCAAGTCCGAAGAGGAAGCCCAGCAGGTCATGGCCCAGCAGCAGCAACAGCAGGCCATGGCAGACCAGCAGGCGCAGCAGCAACAGATGCAGCAAGAGCAGCAGCCCGAACAGCCGCAGGCTCCAGGCAACCCGATGCAACAAGGCATCCCTCTGCCCGGTGGTCCGCAGTGATCAGCCCAAGTAAGGAGCGCGCAAGATGACGGACAAAACTAAACGGACGACGACCAATCAGGGCCAGGTTGTTGACACCAAGCTGGTGGATCGTGGTGACGGTACATTTGCCGATCGCGTAGAGGCGTACCCGCCGAAGCGCCTGATGACCAACGCCGACGGCCCTAGTGCACGCTTGCGTGTCGATCCTGGTCAGACTGGCTTCTTCGCCGGCAACATGTTCCGCGCCTTCATGGAGGGTGTGATTCCGGTGGCCGGGCCTTCCGTGCAGTTCCGCTTCACCTCGCCGGTGGATTTTATCTTGTGGGCGCAATCCCTTGAGCTCACGCAAGGTGCGCTGCAACTGGACGTGTATGTCGGCGCCACGCCATCCGGTTCGTGGGTTCCGGTGACATCCGGCGCACCGATTGGCGTGAACCGTATGGCTGAGCGCCCGCAGCCCTACTACGCGCCACTGGTGACGATCGAGTCGGGTGGCAATTTCACCGGCGGCACCCGCGTGGACACCATGAAGGTGCGCACCTCTTCGGCCAACAACAGCGCCAACAACGTCGGTGGCCAGTTCCCTGAGCGCGGCCTGCCGGCGGGAGTGTATTACGGACGGTTGCTTACCCTGGCTGGTGGCCTGACCGTCAACGATGCCGCTCAATACACCTATTCACTGACATGGGAAGAGCGCGTACCCGTCGCTTGACCTGATTTAACACCGTAAAAAAGTGGTACGTATTACATAATACGTGCCACTCCAACTACCAACCGAGGCTTTGAAAATGTCGACAGTAGCAACCGAAAACGCTGGCTTGACCGATGAAGAAGTGACCGCCCTGGCGGAAATGGACGCGCAGATCGCTGGCGGCAACGAGGATGACCCGGTATTCAACATCGACGAGGTGGTGCGCACCAAGCAGACCGCCGAAGACGCCGGCATGCTTGACGCCAAGGTGGTACGCGAAGAGGCCGCCAAGGCTGCAGCGCTGACCACCGAAGAAGGCGCCGCCGCCAAGGCTGCCGCTGATGCCGCCGCCGCTGCCGAGAAGGGCGCCGCCACCGAGCTGACCGCAGAAGAGAAGGCCGCCGCCGAAGCTGCCGCCGCTGCCGTCACCACTGAAGAGCAGGAGCCGGCCAAAGCCAGTCAGCCGGTCCTGGTTGCGCAAGTTCCAGAGGGCACCGTCGAGCGCCTGGCCGCCATTGGCGACGAGAAGAAGGCCATCACCGCCAAGTTTGACGACGGCGACCTGACCGCCAGCGAAATGAACGCGGAGTTGGACGCGCTGAACCGGGAGGAACGCAAGCTGGAGCGCGTGATTGACCGTGCCGAGATTGCCACCGACCTGGAGAACCAGCGCATCACCAACGATCGGACCAATGAAATCAACACGTTCCTCAGTGACGTGAAGATCCCCAATGATCCGAAGAACCTGCGCTTCCAGACGTTGAACCAGGCAGTGATCCATGTGGCCAACGACCCGGCCAACGCCGAGCTGGGCGCCACCGCGATCATGAAGAAGGCCTACGACTACTGCGTGCAGGAAGGTGTGCTGCCGCCGAAGACGCTCAAGTCTGACCCGATCCCACCGAAGGCGATCGTTGTTCCGCCCAAGCCGCTGAACGCACCGCCAACGCTGGGCAACCTGCCGGCATCGGACGTGTCGACCACCGAAGAAAACCGCTTTGCTCACCTGAATCGCATGGGCCCCGACGCCCGCGAGGCGGCATTCGCCAAGATGAGCCCGGCCGACCAAGACGCCTATCTGTCTGCAGGAGCCTAACTAAATGCTGCGACTCGACCTCAAACCCGGCGAAAGCGTGAAGATCGGCGAAGGCCCCAACGCCGTCGTGATCACACTGGAAGACAAATCAGGCCGTAACGCGCGCGTCGCGTTTGATGCCGACCGCAGCGTGAAGATTGCCCGCGTCAAAGAAGACAGCACCCCGGCGCAGTTCTTGCGCCAGGGCTTGCTGGCTGGCTGATCTAACCGGCGGTTGCAAAACTGAACCGCCCGTTCGATAATCAAACCAACGTAGAGCGCAGGAGCTGCCTATGTGATGAATCTTAATCACTAGAGGGTAGTCCAATGGGCTCTACTGTCATCGCTTGGGGCGATCCCAAGGCGCAAAAAGCATGGTCGACCGGCCTTGCAGTCGATCAGATCAAGAAGGCGTACTTCGAGAAGAAGTTCGTCGGCACTGACGAAAACTCCATCATCCAGCGTAAGACCGAACTCGAAAGCGGCGCGGGCGACCGTGTGTCCTTCGACCTGTCGGTACAGCTGCGCGGTGAAGCCACCGAAGGTGATGCTCGCCTCGAAGGCAAGGAAGAGTCGCAGAAGTATTACACCGACGAAGTGGTCATCGACCAGGTTCGTCACGCGGTATCCGCTGGCGGCGCCATGACCCGCAAGCGCACCAACCTCAACCTGCGCGGCAACGCCCGTCGCTTGCTGTCGGACTACTGGTCCCGCTTCTACGACGAGATGATGTTCATCTACCTGTCGGGCGCTCGCGGCATCAACAAGGACTTCCTGTTTCCGCTGGACTGGCAGGGCCGCGCCAGCAACGCCATCCAAGCCCCGGACACCGGCCACCTGCTGTACGGCGGTGCTGCTACGTCCAAGGCTTCCATGGTTGCCGGCGACAAAATGACCACCCTTCTGATCGAGAAGGCGCAGGTCAAGGCCACCATGCTGCAGGCGCAAGACCCTGAAGCCGCGAACATGGTCCCGGTCAGTCTCGACGGTGAAGAGCATTACGTTTGCGTGATGAACCCGTTCCAGGCTCACGACCTGCGCACCGCCGCCGGTTCCACCTGGATCGACATTCAGAAGGCCGCTGCTGCTGCTGAAGGCCGAAACAACCCGATCTTCAAGGGTGGCCTGGGCATGGTTAAGAACGTGGTTCTCCACGAACACCGCAACGCCATCCGCTTCAGCGACTACGGCGCTGGCTCCAACGTGGCGGCCGGCCGTGCGCTGTTCCTCGGTCGCCAGGCTGGCGTCGTCGCCTACGGCACTTCTGGCGGTCTGCGCTGGAGCTGGAAGGAAGAGATGAAGGACTACGACAACGAGCCAACCGTGGCCGCTGGCGCGATCTTCGGCATGAAGAAGTCCCGCTTCAACTCCCGCGACTTCGGCGTGCTGTCTCTCGACACCGCTTGCGTCGACCCTAACGCCTAATTCGAGGATTCACTCATGGCTATTGTTCAATCTGCGTGGGGTGCCCTGAAGCGTCAGGCCCCTGTGTCGCACGAAGCGGGCACCGTCAAGGCTGAGCGCTTCACCTACACCGTGCCGACCGGGCTGACCCTGGCGGCCGGCGACATCATCGAACTGGCTGTGCTGCCAGCTTTCCATACCGTGGTCGATGCCACCCTGATCGTCGACGAGGCGGGCACCGCCACCTACGACGTCGGCCTGATGTCGAGCATCCCGGGTGACACCACTCAGTCGCGCACCTGTGGCGCTGAGCTGTTCTCCGGCGCTGCCGATGCCAGCACCTCGCGCATGTCGCTGCCTGGTGGCTTCCGTATCGCCCCTAACGTCGCCAACGATCGATCGATCGGCGTGAAGGTGGTCGGTGCGTCGGTGGTCGGTGCGGGCCAGGTCATCGACCTGATCCTCTACACCAAGCAGTAACCGCGCGGTAACTACCCGAAAGGGCCGGTCTAGGCTGGCCCTTTTTTGTACCCACCCCAAAAGGCCCCTTATGAAAATCGAGTGCATCCTGCGTCGCAACCCGCCGACAACTGTAATCCTCGGCTCTCTGGCCGGTGATAAACACTACAAATTCCAGCCTGATGAACTCGGCCGCCACGTCTGCGAAGTCGAAGACGCGCAGCACATTGCCCGCCTACTGAGCATCAGCGAGGCCTATCGCCTCCCAGGTGATGAGCCTATTCCGCAAGCGCTGATCCCGGCCATCGTCGAGCACTCGCTGCCGACCGCCGCGGCTACCTTGGCCCCGATCGACGAAAGCATCATCAAGGGCAGCAACGTGCACCCGGCCACCTTCGATCTGGGCGGCACTGAGCCGGCCGCCATCGAAGACGTCGTATTCCATGCCCTGACCCTGTCCGGCCTGACCACGCCTGAGTGGAACAGCCTGCCGGATGAAGACCGCCACAACTTCATCGACATCGCCCTGGACGACCTAGACGAGCGCGACCTGTCCGACGAAGAGGACAAGCCCGAGCCGATGGCCCATGAAGCAAAGCCGACCCCCGAGACTGCGCCCGTTTCGGCCGCTGGGAGCTCGAGCGGCGCCGTGCCGAGCAGCGACCAGGCCGCTACGGCCGCTGAACTCGAAGGCCTGCGCGCTGACTACCTGGCCAAGTTCGGTAAGAAACCGCACTACAAGGTTGGCGCCGATAAGCTGCGCACCCTGATTGCAGCAGACGCGCCGCCCGACAACGAGGAATAAACCGTCATGCAGAAGTACGCCGATGTTGTGCTAGATCGCAAAGGGAATGTTGTTCCAGGTGCCACGGTCCTGGTCAAAACGTCAGCCGGAGCCAACGCCGATCTGTTTTCGGCCAACGGAACCGGCCCGATCAGCAACCCCGTGACAACCGACAGCTTCGGCCGCTTCTTCTTTTATGCCGCCAATGGTCGCTACAACTTACAGGTCTACATCGGTAGCGCACTGTTCACCGCGAGCAATGACATTCTGCTGGAAGACCCGCTGGACGCCACGCCGGAAGTGATTGATGGCGGCACCATCAGAAACAGCGCTCTTCAAAACGTCACCATCGATGGTAAGGCGCCCGCCACCAATGAAGACTTGCTAAACAAGACCGACCCCGTAAAAGGTTCGGGAGGGATTGGGTTCTCTCAGGCATTGTCATACGCGGCCGGCACACTGGGGGCGCATTCAAAGATCATTGTCAGCGTCACAGATTATCCGTTCAATGCGGTCTCTGGCACAAATGCCACTGCGGCGTTCCAGGCTGCGTTCGATGCGGTGGTCGAGGGTGGCGTAATTACCATTCCAGGCCCTGGCCCTTACACGGTTGGCGCGATCGTTGGCACCAAGAAGGTTACTTGGGAGGCTCTGTATGATCTGAACTCAAACATTGGCCTTCTGAATTTGCCAGGCACTGTGCAATCACGCCTTGGTTCAGCAGTCAGTATCTACCGAACCAATGCGGCCGGCACAGACTTTGCGAGCCTGCGTTCTACGCGACTGGCCAGTTATACGGGCGGTACGGCTGGCAACGTATGCAGCAACATCTACGCAAAAACAGCGGTGTCTAACAACTTGGCCGACTCATTCGAGTGGGTTGGGCTGTTCGTTCTGGATAATGCCGGGACCGGGCAAAACTGCGCAGTCTATGGCCAGGCGAATCGCAAGGCGTTATCAGCCATCACTCGCGGCGGTACATTCGGTGGTGTTTTTGAGTCTCGCGACCTCACGCTAGAAGCCAACCCGACATCCGGCCTGATTGGTATCGAGGTCGACATCTTTGCCAATGGCGGAGACTCGGTTGGTCGACGTATTGGCATGGACATGGTGATTGGCAAGGGCGTGTCGGAAGGTGATCCATGCGAAGTCTACGCAGGCTTGCGCTTTGGCCCAACTAACGGCATCAGCGCCAACGCCCGGTTCCGTAACGCCATCTTGATCAACGGCGCCAAAGACTACGGCATGCAGGTGCTGGGCACGGGGGTTGAAACGTCGATCAATATTACGGCCACCGGTGGCAAGATCGGCGTGGGCGTAGGGGGAACTAACTCGGATGCGGATTATGTGTCGTCAGGAACGTCAAATTATGGTTTGCGTTTGTCTGGTAACTACGCCAGCGGTATAGCCATTCGCGTTATCACCGGCGCTGCAATCGCCCTAGAGAGCACGGGCGCGATCAAGATGAATTACACCCTTGGAGCCATTCAGTTCCTGAACACCACGGTCGTGAAAAATTCATTCAACACAATCACGGGCGCCATATCGATCGGCAGCAACCAGGTTCTTGGTCCGCGTATTACCGGGTGGACGGCCGACACAGGGACATCCAAGCGCGGCAGTAGCGCGACATTTTCTCAGACAGCTCCGGCCTCATATAGCCAGTCAAGTATGCAGGCAGTAAACGATGCCGTCGCCGCTGTAACGCAAGCGATGAAGGCATTAAAAGACGATTTAATTACCCACGGATCTATTGGTACTTAACATGAATAATAAAGAAACGATGTTGCTTATTCCGGTGCATGTAACTCAAGCGATCATGAATTACTTGGCGTCAAAGCCATGGGGCGAGGTTAAGGATGTAATGCCAATCCTCCAATCATTGAGGCCCGCTCAAGAAAAATCGGTAGCCGAGGTTTCAGCAGAGGGCTAGAAAAGTGCCAATCATCATTGATTACAACGTCGAGGTTCGGCCTATTGCCGTGTCGAACCTGATCCTTCGGGCTGGAATCCTGTTGCAAGACGAGGCGCATGTGCGCTGGACCACGCCTGAGTTGTTCGAGTGGATCAACGAAGCGGCCGCCGCAGTGGTACGCCTGAAGCCGGCAGCCGGCGCGCGTCGTGCGTTGTTTTCCATGGAAACGGGTTCTTTGCAGCGCCTTGACGGCACGGTAGTGCAGCTGATCGACATTGTGCGCAACATCGCCAATGACGGTGTTACGCCAGGGCGAGCCGTACGCTTGACTGACCGGCACCTGCTTGATTCAGCCAATCCTGATTGGCACAGCATGACGCCGTCGGTCACGATCCGTCACTACACCTACGACGACCGTATGCCGTCGATGTTTTACGTTTACCCACCAGCTGCCAGCGGTGCGCAGGTGGAAATCATTCGAGCCATTTTGCCGGACGAAATCACCACCATAAACGACGAGCTGCAGCTCAATGTGGAATTCGCCGACTCAATCCTCAACTACGTCCTGTTTCGCGCCTTCAGCAAAGACAGCGAATACGCCAGTGGAGCCATGGCCACCGGTTACTACCAGGCCTTCACCGCCTCTGTGGGCGCGGGTGACACGGGCGAGCAGGGAGCGACGCCAATCAATAAGGTGACCGCATGATCGAGCTAGAAGACTTCCTGCCACGCATTCTGCCTTACGCGCCAGGATGCCCTGAGCCGACGGCGTTCGCCAACATCATCAAGGCGGCGCAATCCTTCTGTGAGCGCACGCGGCTGTGGCGAGGCAGCTCAGTTCTGGCCGTGACGCCCGATAGCCTAAACCTGGTCACGGTGCCGGCCGGTGCCGAACTGTTCGAGATTGAGAGCGCACGGTTTAATGATTGTGATCTAGAGCCAATCTCCCTGCATGACCTGGACGCAAGACACCCCACCTGGCGGCAAATGTCGGCCGGTGATGCGCGCTGGATTACCCAAGTAGAGCCAGGCAGCGTGCTGTTGGTGCCGCCATGCACTGGCACGCTGGAACTGTCCACGCTCCTGCGCCCGAGCGACGAAGCCGAGCAGTTGCCGGACCTGTTCAATCAATACACGCAGGCGATTGCCGACGGCGCATTGGGTGACATCCTGATGCTGCCGGCGCAGAGCTACACCAACCCGCAGAGCGCGCAGTTTTATGCGATGCGGTTTGATAATCGACTCGATAGTCTGTTAAATCGAACCATTCAAGGCCAGCAGCGCGCACCGATTCGTTCGCGGGCTCAATTCTTTTAAAGGACAGGGACGTGTCTTTTAATCTGCGTGTCACGGAGTGCTGAAATGACCGTACTACTGAGAAACAATGCGACCAGCGTTCTGGCATCGTCGATGTCGACGGGGATTACCACGATGTCGGTAACGGCCGGCGACGGCGGCAAATTCCCAGCGCCTGGCGCTGGCCAATGGTTTCCGGTCACAGTGGTCAAGTCGACCGGCGTGCTGGAAGTTATGCGCTGCACCGCGCGCACCGGCGATGTGCTTACCGTCATGCGAGCGCAGGAAGGCACCGCGGCACAAGCGTTCAGCGCAGGCGACCGCGTTGAATTGCGTATCACCAACCAGGCCATGGGCGAATTTGGCCAGCTGACGTCGGTGCAGTCGTGGACTGGGCTTCAGACGTTTAGCGTCGGCATGCAGTCTCTTGGCAATGTCAGCTTGTTAGGTAGCGTTTCTGACTCCCCAAGGTTACGGTTTGCCAACTCGGGACGCTCGATTAATGTTGACCTTTCGGGCGCTCTGTTTCGGGTTTTTTCGGACGATTCATTACCGGTTGTATACCCGATTATCGCCGACCTGGCCTCGAAGACGTTTTATGTATTCGAGAATCCAGTATGGCACTCCGGCAACTTCAATCCTGCAGACTACCTCCCGGCAAACGCTAAAGCCGCCGATTCCAACCTGCTCGACGGCCTGGACAGTACGTCTTTTTTGCGCAAGTCAGTTTCCAATAGTGCCACCGGCACGCAACTGACCAGCCCGTCACCACCGAGTATCGCTGTCGCATCGGCTAGTCAGCCTGCGCTGACGATTAACAACGAGGGCAATGGTTCCGCCTCGGCGATTATTGACTTCCGTCGCGAAGGGGTGTTTGCCGCCTTCTTCGGGATCGACACCGACAACCAGTTTAAGGTCGGTGGCGGATCGTTTGGCGCTGTGTCCTACGCCATTTGGCATGACGGCAATGCAGACAGTCGCGCGATCCAGGCGCAGGCGCAGGCCGGTGTGGGTGGCGTGGGTAGTTATGCTTTTATGCGCAACATTACCGGCGGCACGCTTGGCGTTGGCGTACTGGTGTCCGGCAGCAGCTTGCGCTACACCGACACCACGCAGTCCGGTGGCGCTGGCGCGTCAGGCACTTGGCGCTGTATGGGCGAATGCGTCAATGGCGCCGGCTCCCTATTTTTGAGGATTTCTTGATGACTGACGTAGAGCAGGATCGTGAAGGATGGGCGCAGGAAGCCCCCGTTGCGCCACCGAAAGAAATTGAAGTGCGAAACCCGCGCCACACGGACGGAGGTATCGACTGCCACATCCAGCATGACGTGTATGGCTGGATACCTTTTTGTGCCAGGGCTGGCGATGGCGAAGCGTTTGGTCGCGAGCTATATGCTGACCTGGTGGCGGGCAAATACGGCGTCGTGGCGCCGCCGCGAGAACTGACCGAAGAACAAAAGCGCGAACTGCGCAAGATTGAGCGCGAGAGGCTGATGTCGGAAATTGTCGTGACCACCTTGGCCGGGAATCGCTTCGACGGCGACGAACTGAGCCAGGGGCGCATGGCGCGCACCATCCTGACCTTGCAGGCCAAACCAGTTGGCGAGAAGACGGAATGGATCTCGGCTGACAATCGCTCTGTGCTGGTGGATGCCGCGGAGCTGATCGAGGCCCTAACACTGGCTGGCGCACGGCAAACCGAAATCTGGCTGCAGGAATAACAGTGACCGGCGATGGGAAACCTTCGCCTTTGCGGAAAAGGACGCTCATCAATGTCAACCCTGAAGTTTATCGGTTTTATCGGTGAGAGCCCGAAGATCATCCCGCGCCTGCTTGGCGACATGTCGGCGCAGATGGCGTACAACACGCGACTGGATGATGGTGGCCTGAATCCGGTGCGGCAGTCGCGCGCCGACTTTCAATTTCCCGGCCCCCCACTGGGCGGCTACCAAACTATCTACAAGAACGGCACGGACTGGCTAGGTTGGCCTGGCAACGTATACGCAGTGCCTGGGCCAGTCGCTGACGATCGCCTATACGTCATGGGTGATGGTGCTCCGAAGATGTTGGTCGCAGGCGCGACCTATCCGTTGGCCTTGCCGTTCCCGGCCGGGGCTTTGACAGCCAGTCTCAGTGGCACGCCAACGCCTGGAGCCACCGGAACCACGCGCCTCTACGTGTATACCTGGGTGACCGCGTTCGGTGAAGAATCGGAGCCGTCACCGGTGAGTGCCGATGTTTTTTGGACGCCGGGTGAAACCGTGACCTTGTCCGGATTCGCGGCGACCCCCGCCGGACGCAATATCACCTTGCAGCGTATTTACCGGGCGCAGACTGGGAAGACCGGCACGCAGTTGTATTTTATTGCCGAGCGTTCGGCATCAATGTCCAACTACGTCGATAACGTCAGTCCAGAATCTCTGCAAGAGGTCATCCCTTCGGTGGGCTGGACAGCGCCAGAGGCCGGTTTTACCGGGCTAATCGCCTTGCCCAACGGCATGATGGCGGCGTTCCAGGGTAAGGAGCTGTGTTTCTGCGAGCCATACCACCCGCATGCCTGGCCGGAGGCGTACCGGCTGACTTTGGATTACGAGATTGTCGGCCTGGGCGCCTTTGGCATGACCGTCGTTGTCGTGACCAAAGGCACGCCCTACGTTGTGACGGGTACGTCCCCGGACAGCATGGCCAGCGAGCGCATCGAGCAGAACCTTCCGTGCATCAACCCGCGCGGGATTGTCGACCTGGGTTACACCGTGGTTTATCCGTCGAGCGATGGCTTGGTGCAGGTCACCAGTTCCGGCGCAAGCGTGATCAGCACCAGCCTGTTTTCCCGGGATGACTGGTTAAGCCTGAATCCGTCCGGCATGACGGCGGGCCAATACAACGGGCGCTATTTCACCAGCTATAACTACGCGGATTCGGTCGGTAATGAATACATTGGTTCGTTCATCATCGACCTGACTGGCGAACAGCCATACCTGTTACGCACCAATGCGCATGGCGACGCACTGTATTACGACCTGCCAACCGGACAGTTGTACATGCTGATGGGCGCGGTAGTCATGGAGTGGGACTCCCTATCAATGCCTAACGCAATCCAGACATGGAAATCAAAATTGGTGGTGATGCCCAAGCCGACTAACTTCGGCATGATTCTGGTCGAAGCCGACAGCAGCATGACCACCGATGAAGAGCTCGCCCTGGAGCAGCGCCGCCAAGAAGTAATTGCCGCCAATGCCGCGATTTTTGCAGCGGGCAACCTCGGCAGCGCGCTCAATGGCGCAGCTATCAACAGCTACGACCTTAACGGCGACGCATTGCTTGCCATGCCTGACAATCAGCAGTCGGTATCTGTAAACGTCTACGCAGGTCGCAAGCTGATCGCATCGGTGGGCGCGGTCAACAAGGCGGCCCGGTTGCCGGCTGGCTTCCTTGAGCAGCTATGGGAAATCGAAGTGACCGGCGACATGCCGATTACACAGGTCACGCTGGCGACCACCGCCCGCGAATTGGCAGAGGTATAACGCATGAATCAATTGGAAAAACAGAAACTCGAAGTGCTCAACGGTGATCGCGGCGATAAACGACAGGCCGCGGTTCGTCTGGTCGCCGCGAAAGCGCTGGTAGACAACGTACCAGTCGAGCCCACGGGCGACATGGCGGCTGACATTGCCGCCGTGTATTCCGCAATAAACGCTTTGCGCATCGCCTTGCGATAGCACTGGTTCTATACTGGCACCATTGGTTCTATAACCGGAACAAGACATGACCCAACTGACATACGACGATCAACCCGAGTTGCTGCGCTGGGCCAGTGAGCGCATCGGCCTGGGGTGCTTCAGGTCAGACGCCAAGGCCTTTGGCGTGCTGCGTCATGGCGAGTTGCGAGCCGTGGTGGTGTGGGACACCTTCTCTGCAGTGGACTGCTCGATGCACGTCGCCAGCGAGGGTGACGGTCACTGGCTCAGCCGATCCGTACTGATCCAAGCCTTCGGCTATCCGTTCATTGATTTGAACCTGCGCCGCATCACCGCGCTGATTCCGACCAAGAAGGTCGCCGCGATCCGCTTTAACGAACACCTGGGCTTCAAGCTCGAAGGCTTATGCCCGGAAGCCATGCCCGACGATGACATTCAAATTCGCGGCATGCTCCGTCGAGAGTGCCGATTTATTCCCCCGGAGTATCGCCAATGATGATGCAAGATTTTTGGAGCCCGGCCGAACTGGAGCCTGGCAGCTTGCGCCAGCGGCCGACAAAGCTGGATCAGCGCCTGGCGGTGCTCGTCGTCGGTCGGCACATCTGCTTTGGCGGTGGCAAGGGTGGCGGCGGCGGCAGCTCATCGCCTGACCCGCAGGTGGGCAAGGCCGCGCTGATGTCGGCCAAGACGGGCGAAGACTGGCTGACCTTCTCGCGTGAGGCGTATGCCGACAGCCAGGTGCGCCAAGACGTCACCGATAAGCTGAGTAATGAGGTCACCACCCAGCAACTCGACGACATGCGCAAGGCCAGCACGCGCAGCGACACCGAGTGGGACCGTTACAACAACCTGTTCAAGCCCGTCGAAGACCGCATGGTGTCCGACGCAATGAGCTATGACACGCCCGAGGCGCAAGCCAAGGCAGCGGCCGAAGCCAAGGCCGATGTGATGTCGAACGCCTGGCAGGCCCAAGGTCAAAATCAGCGGCAGATGGCGAGCATGGGTATCGACCCACGCAGCGGCCGTTATGCCAGTGTCGACCGGGCGAGCGACTTATCGACGGCCCTGGCCGCGGCGGGGGCACAGAACGGCGCGCGCGAGCAGGTCAAGGCGACCGGCATGGCTTTGCGTGAAGGGGTGGCCAACTTCGGCAAGGGATCGACCTCGACGGCGGCCCAGCAGGTCGGCCTCGGCTTGCAGGCGGGCAACTCGGCGACCGGCAACCAGCTGGCCACCGACGCCAGTTCGCGGGCGAACACCAGCATCATGGCCCAAGGGTTCCAGGGCGCGCAGAGCGGCTACAACAGCCAGGCGAGCATTCTCAGCAACCAGCGCCAGCAGAACCTGGCGGCGAACGGTACTGCGCAACAGGGGAATGCCGCGGCTGTCACGGGCATTGTCGGCCTGGCCGGCGCCGCAGCGGTGGCCTTCTGATGATTGAAGCCATTGATCGTGCGACCGACCTGGCCCTGGCGAAGGGCCTTCGCGTCATGCAGACCGCCCTTATCGGCAGCCAGGCCGAGCACGTTGCCTATCTGTTGAAGCTGATCGCACCCGAGCAAGGTGCGCACATCGTCGATGCCGGGTGCGGCATTGGTGAAGTGGCGCGACTGATGCACGCCCAGCGCCCGGACCTGACGTTTGACCTGGTCAACATCAGCGAGTACCAGATTCGCCATACACCTACTGGTGCGGCGTTCAATCCGTGCCTGGCTGACTTCACGCGAACCACCTTGGCGAGCGCCAGCGCCGACGTGGTGATGTTCAATAGCGCGCTGTGCCAGATGCCCATCAATCAAGCTCTGAGCGAAGCAAGGCGCCTGCTCAAGCCGGGCGGTCAGCTGATCGTCTGTGACCTGTCGATTGCCGAATACCGCGAACTGCCGGAACTGTACGCGACGTTTATGCCGTGCGCGGTGTGGGGCGAGGTGATTGAGCGGCACGGTTTTGCCCCGCTGCAAACCATCCTCACGAACGGCGACATGAGCCACTTTGCCGAGTCCTTCGACAACTTCGAGCAAGCCCTGCCGGACGCCATGGTGTACATCGGTCGATTCCGCAAGCAGGGGATCGACGAGCATGTGGCGACCCGCATCGGCCAGCATGAGCGCATCGCCTTTCAATTCAGCGGGGGCAAGGATTCATTGGCGGCCCTGTTCCGGCTTCGGTCGTGCTGGTCGCGCATGACCGTGTACTGGACCAATACCGGCGACGCGGTGCCAGAAGTGCGCGCGGTGGTCGATCGGGTGCGCGACCTGGTGCCGAACTTTGTCGAGATCACCGGGCGTGTGGCTGAGCAGATCGCCGAGCATGGCTTGCCGTCGGACCTGGTGCCAACCACGGCAGGCCTGAGCGAGCGCCCGCGCCTGCAGGATCGCTTCAACTGCTGTTATCACGCCTTGATGGCGCCGATGCACCAGCGCATGCACGACGACGGCATTACCCTCATCGTGCGCGGGCAGAAGAGCGCCGACACCTTGAAGTCACCGTTGCGCTCCGGGGCCATCGAAAGTGGCGTTGAGCTGCTGTTTCCGCTGGAGCATTGGACCGACGACGAGGTGTTTGCCTACCTGGAGAAACATGCCTTTGTGCCGGACTACTACCAGCACCTGGCTGCCTCGCCGGACTGCCTGACCTGCTCGGCCTACTGGTCCGAAGGTCGTGCCGGTTGGCTGAAGACGCACCACCCCGAGGCGTATCAGGCGTACCAGGGTAAGCTGGACATCATTCGCGAGGCGGTCATGCCACTCATTACTTTGTTTAACCTGGAGGTGAACCAATGAACGGTTACGCCCTGAGCGGTATTGTTCAAGGCCTGAGCAACGGCTTGCAACTCGGCCAGCAGATCCGCGGCGCGCTGGATCAAGCGCAGGTGCGCAATGTCATGGCTGAAGGCCTGGAAGGCGCCAAGAAGGCGAGCGCCGATGACATCGAGGCCAACAGCCAGGTGGGCAGCAAGGCCAACGCTGAAAACACGATGACCATGCCGACCTTTGACGACACGCGCGGCAACAGCTACGCCAATGCCGACGAGCAGAAGAAGGCCGCCGTGAAAAACGCCCCGCTGCCGGACGACTTCTACCTGCGCGACGTGGTGCCCAGGATCAAAGAAACCTACATTGCCCAGGGCAACATGGCCGGCGCCGAGCAGTGGGACAAGTGGGCGCAGGACAAGAGCACGCAAAACGGCATGAAGCATTGGGCTCAAGCGCTGCGTGCTGGGCAGATGGGCGACTTCAAGGCCTACGCCGACAACATGGTCAAGGCCTACAACACGCCCGGTTATTATGACGACGGCTTGCACGCCGAGGGTTACGACCTGGTCAAGGACAAGGACGGCAACACCACCGGCCTGACCTTGAAGATGAAGAATAAGGACACCGGCGAGTCCTTCGCGCAAACCATTCACGGGCAAGACGACATGGTGCAGGCGGGTATCGGTTTGCTCGATCCGCGCAACGCCTTTCAGACCACCATGGCCCGGGTTACCGCAGCGGAAGCGGCACAGGCCAAAGCCGGCCTAGAGCAGACCAAATTCCAGAACAACATGGCGCGCGATGACCGCAAGGCCGTGAATCAGGCGGCAGTGGCCAGCAAGATCGAAGACCAGCGCGCCGGCAACGCCATGGATCGCCTGAAGACCGGCAAGGAGCTGGATCAGCAGAACGCCGGGGCCGCGGTGACGGCCAAGGTCGACATGCTGAAGAAGGCCGGCTACGACGAGGGCTTTATCAAAGAAGCGCTGCCGCAAATCCTTGGTATCGGCCAGTACAAGAAGCCCGCAGACCCGCAGGAAGTCCGGCGCATGCTGTTCCAGGCGCGCTTGAGTGACTTCAATTTCTCGCGCAAGAGCCCGCAGGAGCAGGCCAAGCAGATCGAGCAAGACCTGCAGCTGATCAATGGCGGTAGTGCCGGCCAGGCCAACCCGATGACCGCCGGCCTGCCCGGAGCGCAAGCCTCGTCAGGCCAGGGCAAGCCGATGATCTACGACACCAAGACCGGGCAAATGCTGCCTTACCAGTAAGCCGATAGCCTCGGTCGCCGGTTGGATATAGAATCGAACCATCTGATTCATTTATCCAACCGCGCCGAGGACATCACCTGTGGCAGAAAATCTTTTTCTCAAGTCGCCTTCTGCGACCGGTCCAACTGCCACGGTGCCCGCCGCACCCCCCCTTCCTGAAATCAAGACCCTGCCCGCGCGACAGACGCCCAATGCGGCCGTCAGCCTGAGCAAAGGTTTGTTGCCGCCGCCTGACCTGCAACCCCTCTTCGAGAAGTATTCCGCTGAATACGGCGTGCCGCTCAACGTGGTGTCGGCGCTGGCGCAGCAGGAATCGGGTTACGACGCCAATGCCATTGGTGAAATGACCAAGTGGGGCCAAGCCAAAGGCATGCTGCAAAACCTAGACAGCAACGCCAAGGCGCTGGGCATTGACCCGATGAACCCTGAACAGGCCATTGCCGGCGCCGCGCGCCAGTTGCGTGAGCGCCTGGACAAGGGTTACTCCATGGAAGATGCGGTGAAAGCGCACTTCGGCGGTGACAATCGCAAGCAATGGGGCGAGAAGACCAATGCCTACGGCCAAGAGGTATTGGCCAAGGCCAGCATCATTGGCGACGAGCTGATGGCCGGAAAGAAGAAGGCCGCCCCAGGCAATGACCTGGCCGCGATCCAAGCCGAAATGGACGCCAAGGAGCCAGGCCGTTACAAGGTGATCGACCCGGCCGACATCGCCCAGCGCGACAAGCAGCGCGCTGCCATCGCCAGCGGGAAAGGTGCCCGACAGGACGCACAGCAGGCCATCGGCGACTATGAAGCCCCGTCACCGTACCCGGTCGACACGCAAGCGCGTATTGAAGACCGCGTGAACGCACAACAGCCACCGTCGCCGCTGACCATCACCAACCAGGATCGCGTGCGCGCTGGTATCGCGCCGAAAGAAGACCTGCCGCCTGACGGTTTCATGTCGGCCACCAGCAAGCAGCTGCAGAACGTCCCGGAGCACTTCAAGAACGCGGCCGGCGGCATCATCCGTCGCTTCGGTGAGCAGGTCGACGACCAGACCCTGGTATCGAACGCCGAGAACGCCGGCATCATCGGCCGGATGAAGGAGAACGGCGACATCACCATGGTGCAGGACGCGCGCGGCGACTTCACTCCGACCCTGCGCAACGGCAAGCCTGGCGATATTTCCGCCGTCGCGGCCTACATCCGCAAGAACGCGGACAGCCTGATGACGCCGGAAGAGGCCGGCGCCATGCTTGGTATGAAGCCCAACGAGGTGGCGGCCTACGGTGCCAACCTGAGCAAGGAGGCCCACCGCGACGAGCTGAAGGTCAACCCTGACGGCCCGCTGGCCAAATACGGCAGCATGATCATCGGCTCGACCGCTGAAATGGTGCCGGCGATCGTGGCCGGTGTCGTGACCAAGAACCCGGCGACCGCCATGGGCATCATTGGCGGCCAGGTCTATGGCCAGAGCTATGACCAGGCGCGCCAGGGCAAGCTGAGCCCGCAGGACGCCGCCAACTATGCGCTGGCCCAGGCCGCCGCCGAAGCGATCCCGGAAGCTTTGCCGCTGCACTTCATCCTCAAGCCCGGGCAGAACTTCTTCAAGGGCATCCTCAGTGCCGGCGCCGCCGAGGCCATGCAAGAGTCGGTGACGCAGCTCATTCAATCCGGCTTGGACAAAGGTTCGATCAGCCCGGACATGACGTGGGCGCAGGCGCGCGAGCAGCTGGTGGACGCCGCGATCGTCGGCGCTGGTTCCGGTGCGGCGCTGCGTGCCGGTGTGCACGGCATTCAGAAGGCCGTCGATGCGATCCCCTCCCGCAACCGCGAAGCCGAGGGCGCCGACGCGGCCCAGGACACCCCGCAGGCCGAGCCCGCGCCTACAGCTGAAGCCCAGCCAGCACAGCCCCCTGCGCCCGTTTCAGAGGTCGAAACCCCGGCCGCCGCTCCTGCAGGTCCGCTGACCCGCGCCGCGCAGAAGTACGTCGCTCCCGAGCCAGCCCCGGCCGGCGAGCCTGTCACCGTGCGCAGTTCCGACGGCGAAATGGCCGGCACCCTGGAAAGCTACCAAGAGGACGGCAAGGGCGGCTGGACGGCGCGCGTGCTGGCTGACGACGGCAACGCCTACGACTTCACCCAGGACGATGGCGTGTCGCTGGATCGCGCTGGCGCGCAGCCTGAGCAGGCGCCGGCCGCGCCAGCGCTGAACATTCCAACCAGCGGCCCGGTCGGCAAGATTCCGACCCTGACTGACGTGGTCAAGCCGGGCGTGGAGATTCCAACGCTGACCGAGGAAGTTCCAACGCTGACGGATGTTGTCGAACCTGAAGCGCCCGACTATTCGTCTATGGACGTTCCGGCCCTGCGCGGCGAACTGAAAGCCATTGCCGCCAAGATCAAGGCCGAGCCGAAAAACAAGGCGCTGACCAAGCAACGCAGCACCATTGAAAAGGCGATCAAGGCCAACGTCGAAAACGCCACCAGCAATCCTGCCGTGGCCGAACTGACTGGCGATCCGCTGGCGGCAAAACGCGCTATTTACACCGCTCACAAGGATACCGGGGCGCCTGACGATGTAGCTGCCAGCTCGGTCTTGAAGGCGCAAGAGAGGGCTAACGAACGCGGCGAGCCGATGACGCTGTGGCGCTCCAATGGTGGAACGCTTGGCCTTACCCCTGCATCGGGTAAGCCACCGTTCACCAATGGCACCAAGGTGGCGACAATTCATCCTGAGCAGTCTACCCAGCCGCCCGCTGTGGACGACCTGACGGGCGACAAAATCGACAAGGAATGGTCGCGCTTCCCTGAAGGTTCGGGCAGCCTGAACATCCCGCGCGCCGATATGCCGCAGATCAAGGCCGAGCACCGTGGCGCACTTGTGAACTTCCTGAATGCCCGCGGCATTGCCCACAAGGAAGAAACGGTATCGCCAGGCAGCGTGAAGCCGACGCAGGCTGAGTTCTCCCGTAACAAAGTGAACAAGGCGAAGGCATACGAGGGCGGCAACCGTTCGATCCTGGTGTCGAGTGACGGCCATGTTCTGGATGGCCACCATCAATGGCTTGCAAAGCGTGAGTCGCGCGACGACATCAAGATCATTCGCCTGGACGCACCGATCAAGCAACTGCTCGACGAGGTGCGCGAGTTCCCGAGCGCCACCACCGCCGACGGTGCCAAGGAATCGAAGCCTACCGCTCAGCGCGACCTCAAATATGAAACTAAAGCCGTGCGTGAGGCGATTCACAAGACCGGCAAGGACAGCATCAAAGACGTCCATGCCGCGCTCAAGACAGCCCAATGGCCGAAGGTGACGGACGAAGAAGCGCAGGCCATTCTCGACAGCCTGAACACGCCGGCCGAGCGCAAATCGCGCGAACTGAACGATCAGTCGAAGGCGGAATACAGCAAGGGCCACGCGCTCACGCACAACAAAAACGGCCTGCGCATGCGCGACAACGATCCAATGTCGCCGGCCGAGCAGCTTGAAGCCGAAGAGCACTTCTTGGAAAGCTTCCGCCTGGACAATGAGGCGAAGTTGGCACGCGGCGAACCGATTGGCGACATCGCCAAAGCCAACTACGCCCGCGATGTCGAGAAAGTTGCAGCCAAGCGCGCCAGCCTCAAGGAAAAGGCTGAACCAGATGCCCGCGCAGAACGTCGCAAACTACCGTCAGCGGTAGAAGGCGAGCTGCATACCGCGCTGCACACGCTGAACCAGGCCGAGCAGCGCCTAAAGGCCGCGTTCAAGGCCCGCGGCAAAGATGATCCAGCAGTAAAGGCGCTGGTCGAAGAGTTGCGCCCTAGCGTCACCAAGGCCCGAGAAACCCTGAGCAAGGTTCAGCAGGTCGCAACCGAAAGCGGCGCAGATTACAGCAAGGTGCTTGCCGAAACTGAAGGCGTGCCGGACCTATCTGCTTATGGTTTGACCGAAACAAAACCGGCCGAACCTGCATCAGAAGTGCCGAAAACTGCAACGCCAGCGGCCAAACCTGCATCAACCGCAGCGGAACCGGCATTAAAACCGAAGACGCCCAAGCAGAAAGCCAAGGCGCGCAAAGAGCGCATGCAACGGACCAGCCTCGACACCATGGGCGTCAATGTCGACGACCAGTTCACCGTGTCGGCCGACGTCGGTTATGTCAGTCCTGGCAAGGTTTACACGTTGGAGTCGATTGACAGCGCCGGCACCGCGCACGTCACCAGCCCAACGGGCGGCACCACCTTGTCGATGGCCGACCTTCTGCGCGCCAAGCACGACGGCGTGACCTTCACCAAGGTAGAAGAGCAAGCGCCGAAGGCTGAGCAAGCCATGGAAGCACCGCTACTCCCGGCAGAAACCGCGAGAGAACTGGTGAAAGCCGCCGAGTACGGCGCCAGCAACAAGCTGGTCAGCCAGGATCGTGCGGCTGAACTGCGCGAGAAGCTGAAGAAGAAGCTCAACGGCTCGCAACTGAACGCCGGCATTGATCCGGAAATTCTGGCGATGGGCGCCGAGCTGGCGGTGTTCCACATCGAGGCCGGCGTGCGCAAGTTCGCCGACTTCGCCAAGACCATGGCCGGCGACCTGGACATGCCGCTGGAGAAGGTGCGCCCGTATCTGCGCAGCTGGTACAACGGTGCCCGCGACATGATGGAAGACAACGACGTGTCGATTGCCGGCATGGACGATGCGACCGAAGTGCGCGCCGCGCTGGCCCGCCTGGACGCTGGCGAGACTGCGCCAGAACCCACCGCCCTGGAGCAATGGCAGGCGCGCATGGAGAGCAACGGCGCCAAGCGCATCGAGCACGATGGGGAGCAGTGGTTTTATTACCCTGGCTCGGCCGGCGTGGTGCGTGAGGACGGCAAGCAGTTCACCCACTTGTCGAGTGTTGACCAGGGCAAGCAACAAAAGAACGGCTGGACGCCTCGGCAGGCCAGCGATTACGTCGACCGTGATGGCAAGGCAACTGAGGCGAAAAATGCCCCAGTTCAAACGCCGACCGATACCGTGGTCACGCCGGGCGGCAAAGAGTTCGAGGTGCGTGAGGAAGTGGTCGAGGCATCGAGCCTGATCACGTCGAACAGCGCCGACGGCAAGGTCAACCCGGCCTACCCGAAAGCCTTGCAGCCGCGCGATCGTTCGCGCTCGGCATCGCTGACGCAGGTCAACGACATCGCCGCCAACCTGAACCCCAAGTTGCTCGGCAAGAACGCCAGCGTTACCGACGGTGCGCCGATCGTGTCGCCGGACAACGAGGTTGAAAGCGGCAACGGCCGCACGCTGGGCATTCAGCAGGCCTATGCCCGGGGCAATGGCGACAAGTACCGGGCCTGGGTTGAAAGCCAGGGCCACGACACCAGCGGCATGACTGAGCCGGTACTGATCCGCCGCCGCGTGACGCCAATGACCGACGCCGAGCGCGTCGACTACACCACCGCTGCCAACGAGCGCACCACCCTGGCCTTGAGCTCTACTGAGCGCGCCGTCGCCGATGGCAAGAAGATGGCGCCGATCCTGCACCTGTTCCATGGTGGCGACGTAGCGGGCGCGGCCAACCGTGAGTTCGTTCGCGCCTTCATGGGCGACGTGGCGAGCAAGAGCGATCGCGGCAACCTGATGGACAGCGACGGCATGCTTTCGCAGGATGGCCGTCGGCGCATCGAGGCGGCATTGCTGGCTGCCGCCTACGACGACCCAGCCCTGGTTAATGACATCTTCGAGAGTGCCGACAGCGACATCAAGTCGATCGGTGGCGCGCTGCTCGATGCCGCCGGCCCGTGGGCGCAGATGCGCCAGGAATCGCGCGACGGGCAAATCTCCAAGTCCGTCGACGTCACCCCGAACCTGATGGAAGCGGTGAACCTGGTGCGCCAGGCCCGCGCCCAAGGCAAGTCGGTGTACGAACTGGTGAATCAGAACGACATCTTCAGCGGCGAGCTGGACCAGGCGACCAAGGACTGGGTGAGCGTGTTCTATCGCGGCGCCAGCTTGGCACGCGCCCGTGGCCGGGATAAGGTGGCGGACGCACTTCTAACCTATACTCAGCTGGCCCGCGCTACCCAGCCGGGCGCCAACCTGTTCGGCGACCCTGAAGTCTCGAGCGCTGACCTGATCAGAGGCACACATGACAAACTCGACCGCCAAGAGTCCCAAGCCAGCCAGCAACAAGGCCTCTTCGGAGACGCACGACCTGATGACCAAGGTACTGGCGCACGTCGCGCAGACGGACAGCGACCAGCACCTGGCGCGCGTAGTGAAACAACGCCGGAAGGGGACGAAGTAAATGCAACAAGTACCCGCCAGCGTGTGGAACCAGATCGCGCAGACCCAACCGCTGCGCAACCCGTCGATGCAAGCGCTGTTTCCGATGAGCCAGCCGCAGCTGGACGACGCCCTGACCGCGCAAGCCCTGACGCTGGAGTCGCACGGACTGACGGACAGCGTGATCAACGCCTACCAACTGATGGCGCCGTTGCTGGCCGAGAATCAGGCGATCAGCGCGTACATCAACCAGACGGGACATTCCGACCTGAGAGCGGCCCTGCCGGAGGTGCTGAACGCGCCCGAAGCGGTGGCGATCGCGTCGCAGGAGAACCCGTTGAGCGAGAGCGAGCAGAGCGAATTGTTGGAACTGCTCCTGCCGCTGACACCCGCGAGTTCGATCAACGTCTAGCGGCGCAGAAAAAGGCGAGCGGCACCAAGACCGTTCGCGGCGACAAAGCCAACATCGATAAAGCCCTCCCCCTGTTGCTTGATCCCCAGCGCGACGACGTGCTGAAGGCCGAGCAACGCTTTGCCGTGGGCAACGGCATGCTCTTGACTAACGGCACCGGCACCGGCAAGACCGCCAGCGGCATGGGTGTCGTGGTCCGCTCGATCAACGCCGGCAAGCCCAATGCCCTGGTGATCGTACCGAGCGACAAGATTGCCGCCGACTGGATCAAGTTTGCCAAGATGCTGGGCGTGGACCTGAAGTTGCTGGAAAGCACCAGCGACAACGGCAAAGACGGCCAGGTCATCACCACCTATGCCAACTTCGGCGCCAACGATAGCCTGGCCCTGCGTGACTGGGATCAGTTCGTGGCCGACGAGGCGCATTACCTGTCGAGCAACGAGAAGGGCGAAGGCACCGCGGCGCTGGCTCGCCTGCAAGCGCTGAGCGGCCACCATGACGGCTTCTATCAGTGGGTGCGCCAGCGTAACGCCAAGGAATGGCAAGCGCTTCAGCAAGCCCAAGCGGCGATGCCTGACCAGGAACAGATTGCCAACTACTCGGCCAAGGACCTGGACGCGCTGACCGAAACCCGCGACGCCGCCGCTGAAGCCTGGGCGGCAATCGAAGAGCCGGCGAAGAAAGCCTGGCAAGAGCGCTGGGCCAAACAGCAAGACCTGCCGAAAACCCTGTTCCTGTCGGCCACCCCGTTCGCCTACGTCAAAAGCGTGGACTACGCCGACGGCTACCTGTTCGATTACGTCGACCCGGCCGAGCGCTACAGCAACAAGGCAGAAATGGCCGGCTCCGCGTACAACAGCGGCGATGCGCGTGAAAAGTTCTTCATGCAGCACTTCGGCTACCGCATGCGTTACAACAAGCTGACGGCACCGGAAGCCGGGGTTGACTCCGAACTGATGGAGCAGAATTTCAACCAGCACCTGAAGGAAGTCGGGGCGCTGTCCGGCCGCCGCCTGGAAGTGCCGTATGACTACGACCGCAAGTTTGTCGTGGTTGACGATGCCGTGGGGCAGAAGATCGACCAGGGCCTGGCCTACCTGCGCGAACACGCCGACGGCAAGTACCGCGAGGTGTACGACGCGGTGGCGGCGACCTTCGATTACCAGAAGCGCATGTACCTGCTCGAATCGATCAAGGCCAGGGCCGTGGTGCCGATGATCAAGGAGCACATGAAACTCGGCCGCAAGGTCGTGGTGTTCCATGACTTCAACAAGGGCGGCGGCTTCGACCCGTTCAACGCCGGCCTGGCCAGCATCACCGAGCCCGACGTGCGGGCGCTGGCGCGTGAAGCCTTCGATGCGCGCCCGGACATCTTCAAGAAGATGGACCTCAAGGGCCTGTATTCTCCGATCGACACCCTGTCGGCGGCCTTCCCTGACGCGCTGTTCTTCAACGGCACCGTGCCCAAGGCCAAGCGCCGGGCCAATGCCGACACCTTCAACGACGACGCCAGCGGCAAAGACCTGATTGTGCTGCAGTCGGACGCCGGCCGCGAAGGTGTGAGCCTGCACGACACCACCGGCAAGCACATGCGCGTGCTGATCAACCTCGGCATGCCAGGCAAGCCGGTGGCGGCGATCCAGATCGAGGGCCGCACCTACCGCACAGGCCAGGCCAGTGACGCAGCGTTTCGCTACCTGACCACCGGCACCGCCTGGGAGGCGAGCGCCTTCGCCAGCAAGATCGCCGAGCGCGCATCGACCGCTGAAAACCTGGCGCTGGGCACCGACGCCCGCGGCCTGAAGCAATCCTTCATCGACGCCTACAACGGCGCCGAAGACCTGGCCCCGGGTGCCGACGACGGCAAGGGCGGCAAGGCGCTGGACCGGGAGCTGGCCGCCAGCTCGACGCTGAGCCCGTTCAACAAGGCCAAGGCCTACTACTTCGCCCAGCAGAAGAACACCAAGCGCCGCGACCAACGTGAAGGCGTGGACTACTTCGCCACCCCGGAGCCGGTCGGCTTCAAGATGGCCGAGTGGGCCAACATCCAGAAGGGCGACGACGTGCTGGAACCGTCGGCCGGGCATGGCGCGATCGCGCGGTTCTTCCCGCCGCTGAGCAACGTCACCATGGTTGAGCCGAGCTATGACCTGTCGCAGCGGGCGGCCCTGGCCAACGGCAACGCGCGGATCATCAACGACAACTTTGAAGCGCTGCACTTGACCAACAAGTACGACGCCATTGTCATGAACCCGCCTTACGGCAACGGCGGCAAGACTGCCATCGAGCACGTCGCCAAGGCCGCCAAACACCTGCGCGAGGGCGGCCGGATCGTCGCCTTGATTCCGCGCGGGGGTTTGACTGACAAACGCCTGCAAGCCTTCCTGGAGAGCGACGAGGCGGCGAACCTGTACCGCGTGGCCACCGTCGATATGCCGGCGGCCACCTTCGAGCGCGCCGGCACATCGGTCAACACGCAGATCCTGGTGCTGGAAAAGCACAGCAACCCGGACGATGCGCAGAACATCCATGCCCGCACCATCAACCTGAGCAACGCAGAGTCGACCGCCGAGCTGTTCGACCGCATCGAGCACCTTGACCTGCCTGACCGGTCGCCGACCAGCAAGCCGGAACCCAAGGTTGAACTGATCGAGCACATCACCGGTAAGGGCAAGCGCCTGACCGGCATCGTGCGCACCGACCTGACCAAGGCCGAAGCGCAGGAAATCGACGCCTACACCTTCGCCAAGGATGGCGGGTGGTTCATCCGCTCCAAGCACCTGGGCGATGGCAACCGGTTGTCGGTGGCCACCCCGATCGGCGAGCCGGCTTCGCACCAGGAAGTGCGCGACGCGATTACCCAAGGCCCGTTCGGCCCGGTGGTCAAGAAGCTGATCGACGCCGGCCACATCGTTATCCATGGCAACGTGCAATCGCTGCCGGATGGCGTGGCGGCAGTGCGCGGCATTCAGGCCGTGACTACCCCCGACGGCAAGGTTCACCTGGTCGCAGCCAACCTGACCCCGGGCAACGCCAACGGCGTGTTGCTGCATGAAATGTTTCACAGTGGTGTCGAGCAGCTGGTCGGCTCGCAGCGCTGGGAGGCCCTGACCAAGCGCCTGGATGGCTTGTATCGACAAGCCGAGCAATCCACCGGCAAGGCCCGCGCCGTGTTCGATCGAGCGCGTGAGCGCGTCCAGCAGGCCATGGAGCAGGGTGCGGTGGCCGAAGACATGACCGCCGAAGAGTTTGGCGCCTACGCGATCGAGGAATACGAGCAACTGCCGGGCGCCTTCCGCAAGTGGGTGGATGACCTGGTGGGCGCCGTCAAGGCCTGGCTGTTCAGCCGCTACGGCAAGCAACTGGGCCAAGTCACCCCGGCGCAGCTGCGCGCCCTGGCCAAGGACGCGCTGGTGTCGATGGCCCTGGCCAAGCGTGGCGAGCTGTTCGGCTCAGCCGGCACCATGTTCAGCGTGCGGCCGTCGAAGGTATTCCAAGACCTGACCGATAAGCAGAAGTCGTTCCTCGACAAGATCGGCCCGGAGAAACTGCCGAAGGTGCTGGCCGATCGCTGGCGCCAGCTGACCGACAACCTGGGCCTGCGCATCCGCCAGGCCGGTGTCGACCGCTATGCCGCCTTGCTGCGCAACGACCAGGCCTTGTACGGCGCCGACACCCTGGAAGGTTCGATTGCGTCCAGCGCCTGGGTGCTGGCGCGCATGAGCCCGGCCGCCGGTGGCGCGGTGCATGCCTTGCTGAACAACGGTCGCATCTACCTGGACCGCGACCAGAAGGTGATCGACATCAAGGACAACACCACCGGCCTGGGCGCCACCCTGCGCAAGCTGGGTAACCCGGCCGAGATTGACCGCTTCATGGGTTGGATCGCGGCCAACCGTTCCAAGCGCCTGCTCGGCGAAGGCCGGGAGAACCTGTTCACCCCGGAAGAAATCGAGGCCGGCATCAAGCTGTCGGGCGGCAAACTGCTCGACGGCAAGCCGCGCGGCATTCTCTACCAGCAAGCGTGGAAAGAGTTTCAACAGCACCGCGACGACGTGCTGGGCATCGCCGAGGCTACCGGGATCATCACCCCGGAGCAGCGCGAAACCTGGAGCGAAGAGTTCTATGTTCCGTTCTACCGGGTGATGGATGAAGAGAACCTGGGCGGGCCGACGTCCGGCGGTTCGGGCCTGTCGCGCCAACAAGCCTACAAAAAGCTCAAGGGCGGCAAGCAGCACCTGAACGACCTGCTGGAAAACACCCTGCTGAACTTCCATCACCTGCTGCAGGCCAGCTTGCGCAACCAGGCCTCGGCCATGGCCATGACCAACGCCGAGCAGCTGGGCATCGCCAGCCCGACCACCGAAAGCCGGCGCGACAAGAAGTCGAGCACCTTTGTCATGGTTGACGGTGAAAAGCAGTGGTACAACATCAACGACCCGATGACCTTCAAGGCCGTCACGGCGCTGACCGATACCGGCATGAACACTATCGCCATGCGGGTGATGCGCGGCTTCAAGCGCTTCTTTACCAACATGACCACCGTGACCCCGCAATTTGTGGTGGCCAACGCCATCCGCGACACCCTGGCGGCCATGGCCACGTCGCCGACCAGCGCTATCCCGCTGAAAAACGCCTTCCAGGGTGCGCTGACCTACGGCAACAAACACCAGCGCGCGCGGATGATGGCCAGCGGCGGCGCGTTTTCCTTCGGTCACGTCTATGGCCAGGGCGCGCACGAAATGAAAGTGGCGCTGACCGGGACCATGCGCACCGCGCAAGTGCTGCGCGATCCGAAGCTGATCCCGAACACCCTGCTCAATGCCTGGCGCAAGTACCACAACATCACCGACTTCGCCGAGAACATGAACCGTGCGGGCATCTGGAAACAGAATGAGTCGCGCGGCAAGCTCAAGGCGGCCTTTGAAGCGCGCGACCTGATGGACTTCAGCGCCCACGGTGACGCGGCCGCGGTGCGCTTCTTCATTGACGTCGTGCCGTTCCTCAACGCGCGTATCCAGGGCCTGGACAAGCTCTATCGTTCGGGCGGCAAGCCGGCGCTGAAAACCATGTTCGGCAAGGGCAGCGAGTCGGACAAGAAAGCCTTTGCCCGCTTCGCCGCGGTGGTCGGTGCGCTGACCGCCTTTAGCGTCATGCTGTACCTGCGCAACAAGGACGATGAGGATTACCGCAAGCTCGAGGACTGGCAGCGCGACACCTACTGGGTGATCAAGATCGGCGAGAACATGTTCTTCATTCCGAAGCCGTTCGAGGTGGGTTCGATCGCCACCATGGGCGAGCGCCTGATGGAACAGTTTGTTGATCCGACGGTGGGCGGTGAGAAACTGGCCAGCCGCGCCGGGCACATGCTGATGGACACCTTCTCGATGAACCCGATGCCGCAGGCGTTCAAGCCGGTGATCGAACTGGGCATGAATGAAAACAGCTTCACCGGGCGCCCGATCGAAGACCAATCCATGTCGCGCCTGAGCCCAAGCCTACGCTCGCGCCCGGACACGTCGCGCCTGTCGGAAGCGTCGAGCCGTGGCATTGAAAGCGCGCTCGACCTGGTGGGCGGCAAACAGTCGGCGCTGTCGCCGGTGCAGATTGACCACCTGATTCAAGGCTACTTCGGTGCGGTGGGCGCTACAGCGGTCGGCCTGGCTGATGGCTTCTGGCGACGTGCGCAGGGCGAATCCTTGCCGGCGCGCAGCTGGGACGAATACCAACCGGTGAAGCGCTTCTACAAGGATTTGACCAAGGAGGATAACTACACCCGCTACGGCACCGACTTCTACAGCGCGCTGAAGAAAGCCGACCAGGCCTATGCGGACCTGCAGCACCTGGCCAAGTTTGGTGAAGAGGAAAAGGCGGTGGCCCTGGAGAACAAGCAGGCCGACGTTTTGGCCCTGCGCGGCACCTTGGCCGGCGTGAATCGCAACCTGGCGCGGATCAATGCGGAAATGAAGCGCGTGCAAATGGATAAGGACATGGACGGCGACGGCAAGCGCATGGAGCTGGATCGCCTGCGCTCGATGCGCAATCTGATCACGGAAGAGGTGGGCAAGGAGCTGGAACAGCAGAAGGTTAAGCGCGGTTCCGCGCCACAATAAACACCAGGGCCACGATCAGCACCGGGATCATTATTTCCGGTGTCTTGATCACGCAGATGGTCAGGATCGCCAGCGGCAGCCAGCCGAAGACGATCAGCAGGAAGCCGCGCAGGCTTTGCCAGTGCGGTGGCACCTGCGTGTAAATAAAACAACCCAGGACAGCGGCAAGCACGCCCAGGCCGGCGAAGTCGGAAAGCATTAAGGTCGTGCTCCAGTCATCAGTGCTGATATGATAGCACCGCCGAATGATAGCGCCTCCAGGTGCTCATCAGATACGGCTCGGGAACTGGCGCGTGATCTGGCCCCGAGCCGTCCAACCTTAGCGACGGTGCGCGGGGTTGGGCCTCTGAACAGTGACGGCAGCCACTGAATTGCGCTCCAGCTGCCACCACCCCTCTCCTACTCCCCATACCCCTCATCTGGCGATCGGCCATTACGTCGCCCTTTGGTTTCGTATCAGCACCAATGAGTCTATTATCTGACCATTATCTGACCGGGCCAGGGGCACCGCATGAACGAAGAACTTAAACAGGTCGCCGACGCGATCAGCAAAGACCCCACGGGTTACGGATGGATGACCTACTTGTGGGTGTGCCTGATTGCCGCGTGGGGCGGCCTGGTTCGGTTCCTCAACTCGATGCGCGAGCGCAAAGAATCCTTCAGCGCCGCGCTGGTCACGCTGATCACCGGCCTGGTGACGTCAGTGTTTGTCGGCGTGCTGACCTTCTACGCCTGTGAAATCGCCAATTTCGACAAGTTGACGTCGGCCATTTGCGTGGCGGTCACGGGCCACCTTGGCGCCCAGGCCATGCAAGTGTTCGAGAAAGCCATCCTGAGCCGGCTCAAGCTGGTGTTTGGCGTACCCGCCGCTCCCGATCAAGGTAACACTCCATGAAAACCCCGTTGATCCTGGCCGACTTTGAACTGGCGGCCGCCACCCTGCGCGTGCCAGTGGCCGCCATCCGCGCCTTTGCCGAAGTCGAGTCGCGCGGTACTGGCTTCCTGCCTGACGACCGGCCTGTGATCCTGTTCGAGCGGCATGTGTTCCGCCGCCAGCTGATTGCGCACGGTGCCAACCTGGCCACCGTCACCGGCTTGGAAAAGTCCCGGCCGGACATCTGCAACAAGACCCCTGGCGGCTACGGCACCAGCGTCAAGGAATGGCAGCGCCTCGATGACGCGGTGCAGATCAATCGCGCGGCGGCCTTGGAGTCGGCCAGCTACGGCGCCTTCCAAGTGATGGGCTTCAACTGGAAGCGTTGCGGCTATGCCAGCGTGCAGGAGCTGGTAAACGCCATGTACAAGAGTTCGGCCGCGCACCTGGACAGCTTTGTGCGCTACATCCAATCCGACGCCAAGCTGCTGGCCGCCTTGCGCGCCCAGGACTGGCCGACGTGCGCGCGCCTGTACAACGGCGCCAATTTCATGATCAACCAATACGACACGCGCCTCGAACGGGCCTTTGCCCGCTACAGCGCCTAAAGGAGTTTCACCATGCAACTGATCGACAACGCGCACCAACTTATGAAAATGGGCAGTGTCCAGGTCGCCACCGTGACCGCCGGCCTGGCGATCGCCGAACAAGTCCTGCCAGGCCTGCAAGCATTCCTGCCGCCTGGCGTGTATGCCGGCCTGATGGCCATCCTGGTGATCGTCCGCGCCATCAAGCAGACCAAACTCAGTTAAACGGCAATTCATCCTGGCGCGGTACGGCGACCGTTTCGACTTCGCGACCGCGCTCGGCGGAATAGGTAACACGCAACTGAAAGGCCTGGCGCTGCATACAAATCTTGCGCCATTCGCCCCGGGCAAAGTACAGCGGGTTGACCTGGTACTCGTTGGTCGACACCCGCTGAATCAAATCCTTTTTGCATAGTTCGTTCAGGCGATTGCGAAAGGTCTGGTCGGCGATCACCAGCTTGGCGGCAATCTCCTTGCGTGATCGCGGTGACAACAGGATGTAACCCTCGAAGTCGAGCCGGCGCAGCAGTGACAGCAGCAGGGTTTTCAGCGAGTCGGACACGTTGACCAGGACGCACAGGTCGTCGAGGTACAGCTTGACGTAGGGTGGTTCACTGGGCAGCTGAAACACATTGCTGGTCGTGCTCTCGACCACTTCCCCGCTTTTCATGTCGACCACCTGAGAGCTGGTGGTGCGTACGATCTTCTTGTTGCTCATGCTGAAGGCCTCGTTTGTACCTATCGTTTAGGTACAAGCGTAGCAGGCTCGCCGGTTCAGATGTACTCAAGCCGATGAGTACACAGGCGCCGGCCATTTGTACCGTGTGGACGGTACAAATCTAACCGCCTGGAAGGTACAAATCTAACCGTGTGGACGGTACAAATAATCGAGCCAGGGCCCGATCCAGAGCGATCGCCCTATCTCTTATATTAAGGGGGCTTCAGGGGGTGGGGGAGCCTGTCGCCTCGCTGCGCTCGTTGACCGCTGCCGGTGGCCACCTGGTCGTGCCGCCCAGGCATCCCCCGCCAGCTAATCCAATCCGGCCAGCAGGTCGGCAAAGGATTGGGGTTTGGTCGCGGGGGTGCGGGTAATGCTGGGGGGTGGTGGCGGGGCGATCAGCTTGGATTCTTCCAGGTTGATCAGGCGCTCGATGGCGGCGATCAGGCGCAGCGCGGTGGCCTCGGTCATGGGCGCGTCAGGGTGTGCAACTGGCGTGCAAACCTGTGCAGCTTCTGGCGCCGGGGGCTGTGCAACGGTGTGCAACGCCCCGTAAACCCGGATCAGTTCCGAGGTTTCAATGTACCGGCGATCATCCGGACCGACGCTATACGACACGCGGCCCGAGTCGCAGTGGTTGTAGATCGTTCGCCGTGATTTGCCGGTCAGTGCAACGGCTTCTTGAAGGGTGTGCAACATGGGCAAGGCCCCGGTGTGCAATGGTGTGCAGAATCAGGCGTCGACGGGTTCGGCTGCGCATGGACCTGAATGCCCGGCGCGGCGCGAGCACGCCCAGCCGGCCGGCGGCAAGTTGCATTTGTGCGGTTCGGCGAGGCTGTTCAAGAACAGCTCTTGCTGCTCAACCCAATACTCGCCATTCATTTGAACGGACGCCAACCACCGGCCATCCTTGAACAGCATGTACTGGTTCGCCTCGCCTTGCGCTTCCCAGGTCACGCCCGGCACTGGCTGGGGTACTGGCGCGTTAACCATAGTGCGCACCACTTCGCTGATCCTTGTCAGAAATTCGGCGGCGAGCGGGTTCTTGAATACCATCAAGCCCTGGTCGGTTTTCACCGGCGGCGGGTCAATCAAGCCGAGCAGGGTAATCAGGTGCTCGGTCGGCACAGCGCGGTGTTTCGGCAAGTTTTTCTGGTAGTCAACGTGGAAAGGCTGGCAATCAGGGCATGGCGCTTCACCCTGGTCGAATGATTCCGGCGTTTGCCCGGTGGTCCAACCAATCACCTCGTTATCTTGGCAGGTGGCGCAGGCCGGGGGCTTGACCGGGTTCCTCATGAAATACGATTGCACCGCGGTACGCATCTGCGTGAACACGGCGTCACGCTCGATCTTGTTGCCCATGATGTCGCGCTCGAGCTGGTCGAATCGGTCGCGCAAGACTTGCGGAATTGGATGGCTCATAGATCACCTCTTAAATGGTTTCAGGAATGGAGCGGTCACAGCTGCTGGTCACAAGGGGCGCCTGGCCATCGCTCAGCGGCCAGGGCCAGGTCGCGGCGCACTTGCCATTGGTGCACAGCCGGATGAACTGGCTGCTGATTTCGCTCAGCGGCTCAGTGCAGTACGGGCAGCGCTTGCCCTTGGCGTCGTCATGCACGGGCGGCCTCCTGACGCTGGCAGTCAGCGGCCAACTTCAACAGGTTTTTGGTGGTAGGTTTGAACCCTTCAGTATTCGGGAAGAATTCAAATTTATGCCCTGCTTGGTATTCATCGAACGGGCCATGCCAGGGCCAATTCATTTTCCAGTCAGCCCATAGCGTATATGCCGCCTGACTTTCCCCCCAATAGTCGGTTCCGCCGCCGACACTCCAGATATGGCTAACCCTGGTTCGCTGCTCATAAGCCAGCTCGCTTGGTTCGTCCTTGTCGATCCAGGCGCGGCGATAGAGCGATGGGTGCAATTGGACCAGTCTGTTGCTGAGCTTCTTCTCGATGCGCGCCTTCATTCCTTCGACTCCTTGGTCACTCCAAGTTCGCCCAGCACCAGGGCGGCAATACCGAAGGCCTCGCTACCCAACGGGGTGACACGCAGAATCTCGTTCATTGCGTCGACCAGTTCGACGTGGCCAGCCTTCAGCGCCTTGACGACTTCATGCAGGTTTTCACCAGGGGTTGAAAGCCCGAGCATGGCGCGCAATTCGCCACGGTTGGCCAGGCACGCTTCGCCAATGGGTTGAAACTCCTTGGCGGCGTACAACTCAGCCTTCAGCTGTTCGATCTGCAGGTTAAGCTCAACCACGCCGGCGCCCTGGACGGCATAGGCGATAGTTTTCATCGCCTCGAAGTCCTCGGCCCGTACAAAGCGGCCGCCTTGGGTTTCATACCGAATCTCGGCGGTGGTGTAGCGCTTCACATTGTCCATGCCAATGTCCTCGGTGGGGCGCCGTAGCGCCCGGGTTGGTTACGCCAGGTCGGTCATCGCCACTACGCGGTTAAGATGGTCCTCGGTCACGTCCTTACCTATGAAGTCATCGAGCTGCGCCCGGGTGAACTTGCCGGCGTCGTGCGTGTTGTTCGAGTACCCGCTGAAGCATGCGCGGTGATACAGGTTGTGGCCGGTGTGGTAGAGCATGAACAGCGGCTCGACCTTCGGGAACAGGATGTCACGCAGTTGGGCGGCGCGCTCGAAACGCATTTCCTTGATGGCCTTGTTCATTTCATTGTTCAGGCGCTTCTCACGATAGTCATGGCTCAGGCGGTCGCGCAGGTTCGCCGGTTGGTTGGCATATATTTCATGGGTGTGCACCACGCTATGGCCATATTTGCCGCTGACCAGATACCAGGCGGTGTTCAGGTCGTAGTAAGCCGTTCCCTGGAAAATACGCTTGGTGGCCCAATCCTTGTACCAGACGGTCGCCCCGTGCTCGATCGTTCCGCCATCCCTCGCTGTCGCGTTGCTTTTCGAGTGAATCCGCGCATGGCCCAGCTCGGCGACGTAGTGGCCGCTCTTGCGAGTGTTGTGGTCCTTCCATTCCAGCGCGGTCATGCCGGTAGGGCCTACCACCAGCGGGCCGAAGTGTTCAGGGTTCAGCTGGTAGCCGGTGAACACGTTGCACAGGTACTGCGTGATGCGGTTGCGCGTGCGCTGCATTTCCAGGCGCATCAGGTACGTCATGTGCTTTTCCAGGTCGCTCTGATACCGGCCTTCATGGTCGGCGCGATCCGGCGTGTTGATGCTCTGGAAGAACTTCAGGGTGATCGAGCAGCCAGTCATTTCAAGGTCGGCTTTCAAGTCGCCTTTCTGGCAGAAGCGCTTGCGGCGTGCGGATTCCTCGGCTATGCCATAGCCATATTGTTTCTTTGCGTGCTGGTCGACTTCCGGCATGGTGCAGGTCCAGCCGATATTGCGCATCATCCACACGATGCGCTTGAACACCTGGTTCTTGTATTCGTGCTCCCACGCCTTTTGCACCTGGTAGTCGCGCACGTTGTAGGAACCTTCCTCGACAACGGACAGCGAAGCGGTTCCCAGGTTGATCTTGCCGGTACGTTCGATTTGCATGATGCCTCAAGAGGGCGCCCGTGGACGCCCGGTAGCAAGTTGATCAGTAGGTGATGGTGACGGCTGGAATCTGCCCGCGGATGATCGCGGCCACGATGTTCTTGGCGACCTCCGGTTTCAGGAAGGCTTCCGGTTGACCTTCGGGGGCCATGTTGATGGCCAGGATCGCATCGAGCGCGGCCTTGTTGATCTTGCCCTGGTGCACGCGGTTGGCTGCCCGGGCTTCATCGTCACGGCGCTGCTGCTCTTCCTGCTCACGTTGCAGGCGCTCTCGCTCGGCCTGTTCCTGCTCCAGGCGCTCACGCTCCAGGCGAACGGCGTTCTGCTGGCGCTGCTCGGACTGGCGGCGCTCGTCTTCCAAGCGCTGCTCGGCTGCAATGCGGTCCTGCTCGGCCTGGCGGGTGGCCTGCTCGGCATCCCGTACACGGCGGGCGTCGTCGTCGCGCTTCTGCTGCTGCTCTTGCTCAACCCGGGCGCGCTCGTTGGCCACTGCCAGGTCGGCGGCGTCCTTGATGCGCTTCTCTTCTTCCAGAGCGGCGATCTTGCGGCGGTTCTCGACCAGCTCGGCCTGTTCGCGCTCGTACTGCTGACGCTTGGCCAGCTGCTCGGTCAGCACGGTGATGCCGTAGGTGCGCTTGGCTTCAGCCTCTTCCAGGCGCTCGCCGAACATTTCGACGGTCAGCGGTTCCTGTTCCAGGCCAAACAAGGCGCCTTGAATCTCGTCGGCATTGGCGTCGGCCGGCAGGGTGAAGTTATTCACCACCTGGTCAATGGCGGATTGCACGGCGGCCTCTTCGGCTTCCTTCTTGGCTTCCCAGTCGTTCAGGGGCTTGCGCACCTCATCGCGCAGGGCGTCCATGTCTTCGCCGAACTTGCGCAGCTCGGCCTCGATCACCTTCGGCTTGGCCTTGAGCTCACGCAGGTAGTCGCGGCCCTTGCCGTCGAGCGCCGTCTTGGAGCGCGCCACGGTGGCGGCCAGGCTGGCGATACGCTTGCGGCCGGCGGCGGTGGTCAGGTCCGGTACTTCGCCGATCACCGAGGCGCGGGCCATGGCCACGAACTGGTCAAGGCTGTTGTGGCCGAAGATCGCCGGCGCGTTCTCGGCGCTGATGCTGTCGATGGTGATCGCCTTGTCGGCGTCAATGCTGGTTTCTTGGACGGTCATGGTGATGCCTCTGTTCAAACGATTAGGGTTTTTTGGCTTTGCGGCTGGCCTTGCGGGCTGCCACGCCCAACTCGCGGTGTTCTTCTTTGAACACATGCTTGGGCGGGTGCCGGGTGCCGGGCTCTTCGGCCTGGGCCTCTTCATACGCCAGGACATCGCAGAGCCGGTAGCCGGTGCGGCCGATCTTCACGCGCTTGGGGCCTTTGCCGATCTTGTGCCAGTGCTGCAGGGTGCGCGGGGTTACGCCCCAGCGCGCTGCCAGTTCTATCTGGCTCAGCAGGCGGTCTTCAGTGTTATCGGTCATACGGTGGGCACTCTCCAAAATGGTCGTCGTCGCCGAAATACACAGGCTCTTCGGCGGTTTTCGCGCTGACCGGTTGTTCTGTTGGTTCTACAGTGGTCGGTTGCGCCTGATTGATAATAGCCTTCAGGCGCGAAGGTTGGCCGGGTTGGGCGTCGATCTTCAGCAACTCGGGTTTGTCCTGCTCCAGGTCGAAGTGCATGTTGTCGTGATGGATCACCCGGGCCAGGTCTTCACTGTCAGTTGGCATCTGCTTGAAGGCGCGCTTGATCACAGCCTTGATCGCGAACTGGTCCTCCCAGTTGTTCCAGCCTGGGCCGTTCTTCGATTTGGACATGGCACGCACCGCGGCGATGTCGCGGGCGTTCATGACTTCGCGCTTAATCTCGCCATTATTCAGCTTGATGACGCAGTAGGCGGCGATCACCGGGCCGGCGTCGTCGGCACCCATGTACGGGCTGTGGACGATGCGCGGGCTGTCACCGCGCTCGTAAATGAACGTGTCCTTGGCGCGCACGGCCACGCCGTCGACCATGGCCACGTCGCCGGTGCGGTACAGAATGTTGATCAGACCGCGCACCATCGGCATGTACTGGGCTTGCTTCTCCCAGCGCTCCGGCTTGCCGTGCTCTTTGATCTTGCAGTTGTAGACCTGAATCACCGCCTCTTTGCCGTCGGGCAGCAGGCCGTCTTTGGCCGCCAGCATGATCGAGCCCATCAGACTGGGCATGGTGCAGGTCAGCAGTTCCGGGTTCATGCTCACCACCGTCATGGCGGTGCGCACGAAGCGATCGACGTCGATGCCCTTCGGCAGCTGGGCGGCGATCTGCTCGCGCTGGTTGCCGGCCATAACATTTTTGAACGCGGCTGCCGGCGATAGCTTTTTGGTTTCTTCGGTGGTGGCGACGGTGGTGGTCATGATGAAAGCCTCTGCAAATTAAATGGTTACGGTTACGACTTCGCGTAGATCCGCATCATGCGATAACCCGAACGGCCGCCGACGCGCTGGCCAATGTGGGCCGGGGTGATCAGGGTGCCGGCGCTGTCCTTGGTGGTCCCGGCGCTGATGCTGAAGCCAGGCACCAGCACTTTGGCGTGATGGCCGATCAGGGTCAGAATCTCGGCCTTCAACGCCTTCTTCTTCTTCTCGGCGTCGCTGTAGGTGCTGTTGGCTTGTTCGTGCAAGGCAATCAGCTCTTTCAGGCGCGCGTTCTCGCCCATGTCGACGGTCTTGCCGTTGTCCTGGTACAGCAACTGGCCGATGGTGTCGGCGTCCTGGTTGAAGTCCGGCGCCGGGGCCTTGCCGGTGTCGACCATGTGCCAGAACTCGCCGACCTTATCGATGATGGCGCGGCCAATGGTGCGATCGCGCTGGCGCATGAAGGGCATCGGCGCGTTACCGCCCACCAGTGGCGCGATCAACGTCCACTCCATGTCTGCCGCCTCTTGCTGGTGCTGCACCTGCAATTCGATGTGGGGCGGGGCTTCCATCAGCTGGCCGTCGTTGATCCAGGCGCGCTTGAACTGCAGGCCGTCGACGTTTTTTACTTCCATGATGCCCGGGCCATTGTCCCGGAAGGCATCGCGATAGGTTTCGTCTGTGCCCTTGTAGTCGTCAGCCAGGCCGACGATTTTGAAGTCGAACGACGAGCCCATGCGCAGCTCGGTGATGCGGGCGTACACCTTGAACGGCTCAACGACCAATCCGGTGTCTTCAGCGATGCCATAAGCAATGGCCGCTTCCAGACGGTTGCCCCAACGAATCCGGTCGTTCAGTTCAAAGTCCACTTCGAGCTGGCCGGTCTTGGCGTGAAACAACTGGTACGCCGAGCTGTATGGCGAGCAGCCGAACAATGCGGATGCCTCGGTTGAAGTGACGTCGGCGGCGCGCATGGCCAACCATTCGGCTTCGGTGTTGAAGGTCAGAAATTCGCGTTTCATAGATGCCTCAAGCGTTCCTAGTGAGTGAGGCCCCATTGTTTCGAATTCCATTCGTCTTTGCAATGCTTATTTTCGCTTTTCCATTGCTTTAGTTCGTGCACATCAAGGGCGCGCCATCAGCACCGGTGCAGCCCACTCCAGGGTCACCGATTCCGCTGCGTGCGGTCCGGACAAATTGAAGGTGCCCAGGTGATAACCCCGGCGCACGGTCGCCAGCGCCACCGGCCCGTCCACGATCTTGACGTAACAGAAGCGCCCCACGGCATCGGCGGCCACGTCCACCGGCTTCAGGCAATAGAAGCTCCAACCATCGAGCCAGGCATTCGGCGAATCAGCGGTGCGCGCCTGGATGGCGATAACGCCTTCGGGCAGGCCGTCGGGGGAGGGCGTGCGCTCAGGCTTGTCGAGCAGTTCCACCGTCCCATCACCGCGCATGCAGCCGATCATGGGAATGCGCGCATCACGCACCATCGCGATCCCGGCCGCCTCGGCAATCCGCGCCAGGGGTACGCCGAAGATTTTCGCCAGCTGCGCCGCCTCGTCGAGTTGCATCCGGCGCTTGTCGCTGAAGGTCAACGACAGTTGGGAGTGGCCCAGGCCCATCATCGACGCGACGGTGCGCATGGAAAGTTTTTGCTGTGCCATCAATGCCCTAAAGAAACGCTTGTCAGTTGCCATAAATGCCCCCGTAAAGCTGTTTTTGGAATGAAACCAGTTGATTAGAAAATCGCACAGTTATAAGATGTCACCAGGTCGAACCATATCGAACCACACCGAACCAAACAGAGGCTAGCAGATGAATGAACGGCTGCTGAATAAAAAAGAAGTCGTGCAGATCACCAGCTTGTCGGTAACGGAAATTCTCCGACAAGAAAACGCAGGAACCTTCCCGAAACGCATCGCCATCACCCCCAAAAAAGTGGTGTGGGTCGGATCGGAAATTGAGGCTTGGGTACAAGCGACAATCAAAACAGCAAGAGGGAATTAACCAATGGCAGATTTAAACGAATGGCAAGGCATCGGGCGCCTCGGCAAAGACCTGGAAGTGCGTTTCCTGGGCAATGGCGACGCCGTGACCGGCTTCAGCATTGCCTGTGACGACAGCTACAAGGACAAGCAAACCGGCCAAAAGGTCGAGCGCACCGAATGGGTTCGCTGTGTAGCGTTCCGCCAAACCGCCGAGTTTCTGGGCGAGTGGCTGCGCAAAGGCGCCCGCGTGCTGATCAAGGGCAAGCTGAAAACCCGCGAGTACGAAAAGGATGGCGTGAAGCATTACGTCACCGAGATTCACGTCGCTCAAGGTACGCAAATCCTCGACTGGCCTGAGCGCAACACCAACACCCAGCAACAACAGCGCCCGGCGAGCAATGGTCAGCAGACCGCCCGCACTGGCCAGAACACCCAACAGCAACAACGCCAGGCCGCCCCGCAACCGCAGCCTGACTTTGATAGCTTCGACGACGACATACCCTTCTAGAATCACTTGTAAATCAATAACTTACGCAAATAAATCAATCTGAAATGTAGGCATCGAATGAACCTGGTAAAGAATGCAATTATTTTCTCCGCTGAACTCCCGTCCCGCGACCTGATGCTCAACCACCTGGCTGAGATTCCTTTCGAGCCAGTGGGCGAAGCCTTCGTGTCCCGGGCCGGCTTTATTCCGAACAAAACCACCGGCGAGCTGGTGACGCCGATCGATGGCGGTTATTCCTTCAGCGTGCGCCTGGATGAAAAGATGCTGCCGAAGGCCGCGGTGCGCCGTGCCATGGATGACGCGGTCCAGGCCTACGCCGATGAACATGAACTGCTTGTTGCTGACCTGGATGAAGACCTGGTGGGCATGCTGAGCGAGCAGACCATGGCAAAGCTGATCGCCAACGCCTTGATCAAGACCACCATCGTGCATTGCTTCTACAGCGACACGGCGCAGTACCTGATCGTGCCGACCACCAACAAGCCGCTGGCGCAAACCGTCATGAGCCTGCTGATCAAGGCGGTGGGCTCGGTCAAGACGTCGACCATTCATGTGTCGAACATCAAGGGCGGCCTGACTACCCGCTTGAAAAACTACTTCGGCATTGACGGCGAGCCTGGCGACGAAAGTGCGTTTGACGGCTTCGAGCTGGGCGCCTCCTGCCTGCTCAAGTACAAGACCGATAAAGCAAAGTTCGACATGGATGACCTGAGCATTGCTAAGGCCGGGATCATCGAAGCGCTCGATGCCGACATGGAAGTTGAGCTGATGGAGCTGCGTCACAATGACCTGGCGTTCAAGCTGACCCATGACTTCAAACTGCGCAGCCTGAACTTCGGCGGCGAACTGACCGAAGACGAGCAGGAAAAACTCGAAGAGGCGGACAGCGCCTTTGCCTGGCGCCTGACCGCCGCCACCCAACTCCTGCAGGTGGTGGCCCTGATCGATGCCCTGTGCGCGCTGTTCGAGTACAAGCGCGAGCCGCTGACCGACGACCATATCCAGACTGCGCCAACCCCAACCCCGGAGCCGGAAGACGATGAAGTGGACTCGCTGTATGTGGAGGCCGTGGCCTACGTCCGTGAAAGTAATCGCGCATCAATCTCGGCGATTCAGCGCCAGTTCAAGGTCGGTTACAACCGCGCGGCCCGGCTGATCGAGCGCATGGAAGTGGAGGGCGTGGTGACGCCGATGAACACCCACGGCGCCCGCGAAGTGATGATCTAACCATGGCCGTGTATGACATGAACGACGTTATGGTTTGCCTGGCGCTCGCTCTACGCATCCACGGCTCAGACGCGGCGGTCCTGGCGACCGCCCACCGTCTAAGGCCCAACGTGCGGCGCGACCTGCAACCGCTGGTGAACAAGATCATTCGGTGCGGATCGCCTGGCAAGTTTGTCGAAGCCTTTCTGCGAGAGTGGTAATGAAAGCGTATTTCCGCAAGATGCCCGGCGGCATGCTGGCGCCGGACAACGATGAAACCGTCGAGTACCTGCAGAAGGTCAAGACCGGTGCCGTCGTCAGCTGCAAACTTGTCCAGCCGCGCAACTACAAGTTCCTACAGAAGACTATGTGCCTGTTCAATTATTGCTTCGAGCACTTCGCCGAAAACATGGCCAGCGCCGAGGTTGATTACAAGGGCATGAAGGCGGCGCCGTCGCTCGATCGCTTCCGGTATGACCTGACGATCTTGGCGGGCCACTACACGGCAACCTTCGACATCATGGGCAACCTGAAGTTGGAGGCCAAGAGCCTGAGCTACGGCAAGTGTTCCGAGCAGGAAGCGGAGCGCATCTACAGCGACGTGATCAATGCCGCACTCAAGCAAGTGTTCAAGCTGAGCATGACCGAAGAAGAACTACGAAAAACCGTTGATACCATCTTGGGGTACGCATGACCGAGCACAACATCATAAGCATCAGCGGCGGTAAGGACAGCACAGCGCTGTTATTGCTCGCCATTGAGCGGCAGACGGAAAATATGCAAGCGGTGTTTGCGGACACCGGCAACGAGCATCCACAAACCTACGAATATTTGCAGTACCTGGAGCAAGCCACCGGGGTGGCGATTCGCTGGGTCAAGGCCGACTTTGCGGTAGACATCGCGCGCAAGCGTGAATACGTCACCCATAAGTGGCCTGAAAAAGGCGTGCCCGACGAGGTTATCCAGGCCGCGCTGGGGGCGCTGGTGCCTACGGGTAATCCGTTCCTCGACCTGTGCATTTGGAAAGGTCGGTTCCCATCCTCACAAGCGGCATTCTGTTCGGAACAGTTGAAGCAACTGCCGATCATGAGCCAGGTCCAAGAGCCGCTGCTGTTGGCTGGCGATGACGTAGTGTCGTGGCAAGGTGTACGCGCTGACGAATCACCGCGTCGGGCATTACTGACTGAAAGGGAGTGCAAGGGCCAGCGGGAAAGCGGCGCGGAACTTTGGAATTACCGGCCAATCCTGAGCTGGAACGTAGAGCAAGTCTTTGCCATGCACGACAAGCACGGCATTAACAAAAACCCGCTCTACTCCCAAGGTATGGGGCGGGTTGGCTGCATGCCCTGCATCAATTGCAGAAAGGATGAATTGCTGGAGATTAGTCGGCGCTTCCCCGACCAGGTGGAGCGCATCGCAGAATGGGAACGTGCCGTAGGTAAAGCCAGCAAAGGTCAATCAGCGACCTTCTTCACTTCGGATCGGCGCGGCCACGGCGTTCATGAGTTGGTTCAGTGGTCAAAAACCAGCAAGGGTATGGATAACCTGGACATCTTCCGGTCGGAAGACATCTACCCGTCGTGTTCATCCATCTACGGCCTGTGTGAGTAATTGTATGAACGCCGCCGAAAGGAAGCATTTGAGCAGGGTGGCCGCGTTTGGCTGTATTGCCTGTTACAAGCAAGACACACCGGGTACACCGGCCGAGATTCATCATCCTCGCGCCGGGGCTGGCATGAGCAAGAAGGCGTCGCACTTTGACGCCATTGGCTTGTGTCCGCCGCATCATCGAGGAACGGCAGGGTTGAGCATTCCAAGTATTCACGCTAGCAAGAACGCTTTCATCGAGGCCTTCGGCACCGAAGCGGAACTGCTGGAACTGTCGAAAGAACTGATCTAGGAGAATCATATGATTATTGGTGTTGACCCTGGCGGAACTGGCGCCCTTGTAGCGCTGGAGCATGATGGTTCTATTATCGAAACGCTGATGATGCCGACGATCAAAATCGGCACCAAGACGCGCATCAACGGCGCGGCGATCGCGGGTTGGCTGGATGAACTGCGCAAGGACTCGAAGGCGATGTGTCATGCCTACCTGGAGCAGGTCAACGCCATGCCGAGTGGCCCACCAGGTAAGCGCCGGGCGATGGGGGTGGGCTCTGCCTTCACCTTCGGCCATGCCGCTGGTCTGGTTGAGGGGGTGCTGATGGGCGCGGGCATTCCGATAACCCTGGTCACACCGCAGGCCTGGAAGAAAAGCGCCGGCCTGATCGGTTCTGACAAGGATGCGGCTCGATCGCGTGCGATACAGCTCTACCCATCCTGTCGAATCTTAGACCTGAAGGGCAAAGGCCAGGCCGTCGCGGACGCCTTGCTAATTGCCCGACACGGGCTTTCGCGTGACCACGGTGGTTCTGTTTAATTACCGTTCGGTCCTGTCAAGAAAAATAACTGCTATATCTGGTTGGAGTGCCGCGAGTTTTACGCGGTACACTCCCGCCGTGTGAAAAACGTGAACACACCCACCTTGGCGGGTGGTATTATTGGCATCAGGTCTTTCCAAGATCAGTGCAGGTTCGTTGCCCACCTGTCCGCCAACACCCTCACGGGTGACTGCTCTTGGAAAGGCCTTTTTTATTGGGCTTGTGAAAGTGAAAGGAATGCAGTCGCAGTGCGCGTCAATCCTCAAGTGGTTGCGCGAAGGAAAGCCTCTTACCCCTCTGTTGGCCCTGGAAAAATTTGGCTGCTTACGTTTGGCCGCCAGGATCAACAACCTGCGTGATTCAGGTCACGCCATCAATTCCACCATGATCGTCGTCACCAACCGCGACGGCAGCCAATCCAGGGTTGCCGAGTACCGCGCGGCCGGGGGTGAATCATGATGCCCGCTTGCTCGAACACCGTGCACCGCACCGCGCGGCGCCAGCACACTTGCATCGAATGCCGCACCACCATCCAGCCGGGTGACGTCTACGAATACGCCTCGGGCGTGTGGGAAGGGCGGCCGGAGAGCTTCAAGACCTGCCAGCCGTGCGTCGATGCGCGCAACTTCTACGAGGGCGATTGCGACTCGGTGTCGTTCCGTGACAACGAGGAAGGCGCGTTTTGCTTCGGTCAGGTGGAACAAGACCTGATCGACTTCGCGGGGGATTGCCAACCAGGTACTGGCTTGAAGTTCGGCGCCTATCGCCATGCCATTGGCATCAAGCGCCGCCGTGCCGCTGCGTTCGGGGGTAAGTCATGAGCGACGTAATCGCAAAGGAAAAACTCGCCTACCAGGCCTTTCGTGAGTTCATCGAAGACAATCGGGATCTTCTCGCGCTCGTAGCGAGCCAGGGTGATGGTGAGTGCGGGGCATTGCTCGAAGTGATGAAGTCAATTCTGCTTGTGCCTGAGCCTGAGCTGGCGCGCGGGCGTCGAAAGCAAAAGATCAGCGGCACACTTCGGACGGCTGTATTTGAACGCGACATGTACCGCTGCAAGCGTTGTGGCGATCACCGCGACCTGTGCGCCGATCACATCCACCCTGAAGCGCTTGGCGGCAAGGCAACCATGGACAACCTTCAGACGCTATGCCGCCCCTGCAACTCCAAGAAGGGCGCAAAGGTCGAGGTGGCATCATGAGCATGCTTTTCAACTTCCGGCCGCTAGTGGTCAATCCAGGGCTCGCGTCGTCGATCGGTTTGAACGAGGCGATCGTGCTGCAGCAAATCAAGTATTGGACGATCGAGACAGATGCGGGGGTCGAGCATAAGGGCTTGCGCTGGGTCTACAACACGCATGAGCAGTGGGCCGAGCAGTTCCCGTTCTGGTCAGTGGATACCGTCAAGCGCACCTTGTCGTCGCTGGTCAAGCAGGGTTTGGTGTTCGTTGAAAAGCTGAACAAGGCCAAGCATGACCAGACGAATTACTACGCGATTAACCACCGCTCTAATGCCCTGATCGATCAGGGCAACTTACCCCCAATCGATGAGGGCAAAACACCCCCCATCGATCAGGGCAATTTGCCCTCATCGAGCGGGGCAAAACGCCCTGATGTTACAGAGACTACAACAGAGATTACTACAGAGACTACACAACAAGCCTTTGGTCTATTCTGGGAATCAAGCCTGAAAAATGGCAGCAAGAAGAAGGCTCACGAACTGTTCACGAACTACTGCAAGCGGACCAAGACCGACCCTATGGCGTTCGCCCTGGTGCTGGTCAACGACACCGCCGCTCGCAAGAAGGCCAATCAGTTCGGCTTCGACAAGCTGCATGTGACGACCTACCTGAATCAGGAGCGCTGGAACGACACCGTGCAGGCCGCCGCACCAGGTAAGCCAACGCTCAATCAAGACTTCGCCGCCAAGACCTACGAGGGCACTGCCAATGATGACTTCGCCGATTTCCTCAAGGACTGAGCCCATGGACGATCTGAAACTGGTAAGCGTCCGCGGCATGTGCCAAACCCACGGCGCCTGGTCGCATGAAGTCCCGCGCATCAGCGCCGAGCAAGCCAAGGGCCAGTGCCCGGAATGCACGCCGGTGCCCAAGCCGGTGCGCTTCGACATCGTGGAACTCAAGGGCCATTGCGAACAACACGCCGCTTGGGTCAACCAGGTGCCGGCAGTCCTGGCCAACCGCATGGCCGATCGTTGCCCGACCTGCGCCAACGAGGCGGCCAGCGCCAAGGAGCGCGACCAGGCCCAAGCCCAACGCGCAGGCCTGGTCGGCAAGCGTGCCAGCCAGATGCGCAAGCTGTTCGACGGCGCCGAGATTCCGAAGCGCTTCACCGCGCGCACCTTCGAGAACTATCGAGCCGAAGAGGGCAACCCGAACCAGGCCCTGGCGCTGACGCGCTCGAGGAAATTCGCCGAGAACTTCCCGCGGGCCACCGAGCTGGGCGCCAACTTCGTGTTTTGCGGCAAGCCTGGCACCGGCAAGACGCACCTGGCCTGCGCGATCGGTAACGCGGTGATGCGCAACCATGGCGCCAGCGCCCTGTTCATCACCGTGTTCGATGCGATCCAGCGCGTGAAGGCGACCTACAGCGACAAGGACCAATCGGAGCGCTCGGTGATGCAGAGCTTTGCCGAGCCGGACCTGTTGATTCTCGATGAGGTGGGCGTGCAGTTCGGGACCGACTACGAGAAGGTGATCATCACCGACATCATCAACCGCCGGTACAACGACATGCGCCCGACCATCATCCTGTCCAACCTGGACGAAAAGGAACTGGGCGAGTACCTGGGCGCGCGGGTCATGGATCGCATGTTCGAGGGTGGCGGCGGGGTGATCGCCTTCGATTGGGACAGCTACCGGGCCAAGGTGGCCAAGGATGAAAACCTACCGTGCGGGACGTACCAGGCGCCGGATTGGATGCACGCCGAGTAATGCACGCCGGGCGGCCGGACCAATCCGCCGCCTGGCTTCGCCGCTTGGGGCAAGCCGAGATTTAACCGATAAAGTCTAGGCCACGGTAGGGCTTTTGCCCTATCGTGGCTTAGGCGCGCTCTCAGAGCGTTCCAGCAAGCTAGGGTTTTTTGGGGTTGTCGGGGAGGGCAGGCCCACCAAACAGGAGAAAGCACATGACGTATGTGAAGGGCTACGGGCTGCTGGCGGGGTATTGGCTGCTGACACAGGTGGCGGGGCTGAATTACTGGCAGATCGACGGCGCCAGTCGGCCCGTTTGGATTGCGGGCGCGCTGGCGGTGTTGGTGTTGGCGCCCAGGCGGCGCCAGGTGACTTAGGGTTTTTTCAACCAGGCGAGGCCGAACTGCTCGCAGCGCCTGATGTTGCGGTAAATGGTCCGGTCATGGACGCCGAAGACGCTGGCGATGTTCTTCCAGATCACGCCAGCGTGGTACATCTCGTAGGCCAGCGCCAGGTCAGCGCGCCCCATCCGGCAATCGATGCCGATGCGCCGACCGACTACGCGCGGGAAGCGATCCGTCACTGCTGCTCTCCATCGCGCTGCATCATGAAAGCCAGGCTTTCGTTTGTGATGCGAGGCAAGTACATGCGGTTCGATGCGTGGCGATGCCGAGCACAAAACAGGCTACCGTTGGCGCGTGATGCTTGGCAGTGGACGCCACCTAAGCTGGCCGCGCACACCTTGGGCTCGCTGTGCGCCAGGCTGAGAAGGCGCAACTTGTCGCCTTCGCGGCTGAACACGGCAGTAGCGGTCATGTCGCTGCCGGGCTTGCCCGGGTCGATTGACATCAACCCAGCCTTGATCCCGGTGTTGTCGCACCAGGCGCAATCGTCAAAGCCAGGCTCCGTGCAGGCGCCTTCGCAGAATTCGCAATTAACGGTCATAGTTGGCCTCCAGTCGGCGGTCGTGTTCGTCCGAGCGGTAATCGCCGCACGACTCCAGGTCGGTGTCGGGTTCGTCGAAGTCGCAGCTCGGGCCGGCGTCCGGCTCGTCGTCCGGCTCCAGGTACAGGTCATAGGGGGTCATTGCTGCGCTCTCCGCTGTGCTTCACGTTTTGCGTGGTCGCGCGAATACAGGGCCAGGTCGGCAACGGCATAGGCTTCGTTGGTCATGTCGAGCATGGCCTTCTTGAGGGGGTTGTTTGCGATCAGCCCCACCAGGATGCGCATCGCGAAGTCGTCGCGCAGGTCGTCGAGGAATTGATTCGTTGGTTCCGGCGCAGGCTTGGCGATCAGGCTGGCAATGTATTCCTCCAGCGACACGGTATCGCGCCACCAGTCGACCGGGTCATGCGTGGCGCCGAAGCGCTCGCACAGCGAACGGTGGAAATTCTTGAAAGCCTTTTCACCTTTGTGTGGCGCGTGATCGGCCGGGACGGTGTTCACCGCCTTCAGCCAGCTTTGAAACCCGGTTGCCACTTGGCGCAGTGCCGGCGGCGACGTGACGACGCCAGCCTCACTGACGCACAGCGCTTGCCAGCCGACGCCGGGCAGATTGATTTGCAGCAGTTGGTGGGCGCCCTTGCCGTCGCGGTACTCGATGCCGGTGGAGCTCAGGAAGGCGCGCAGGGGTTGAATCTGGTCTTTTTTGAATCGGTTGCGGTCGTGTGCCATGGGGAAAACCTCGATTAGTCGCAATAAAAACAGGTGGTGTAGCCCTTGTTGACGCGGCGCTTCAGGCACGACTGGCACCAGCCAGCCAGGCCTTTGCGCTCGGCCAGCTGGTCGGCATTGAGCTTGCCGTTGAAGTTCTGCGCGCGGTCTACGATCTTGTTGTGCTTCGGTTTGTGCTTCTGAATCAGGCGGAACTCTTCGGCCAGCATTTCCTGGGCGTTGTCGAAGGTGCGCAACACGGTGAATTTGAACGGTTTGCCGTTCGCCTTGTGCCAGCGAAAGCGCGCCGCGGGCTCTTGAACGGTCGTGCCGATGTAGACGATTACGCCATCGACTTCGCCCTTGTAGACGCTGTGTGTACGGCTCATGTGGGGCCTCGTTTGGTGTTGGTGGTGCTTCAGGAAAGCGCTCTCGCGGGAAAGCGCAGACCTCAAACGCCTAGATCAACTTGGCGGCGTGGGCGATCCACCAGGCGATCAAGCTGAGAATGCCGACGATGATGACCAGGCCCAGCAGGGCATCGCGGACCGGATGCTTGATGGTGTTGGTGGGCGCGATCAGCGTCGTCAGCGGTGGCTTTTCGCCGGGTTGGAAGCGGTGGCCCTTGGCGGTCCAGTGGTCCCAAAACCGGGCTTCCTTGCGGGTCAAACGGGTGGCTTGCGTTTTCATCCGGCGAAACTCCATAAGGCGAAGAGGGTGGCCACCAGGTGGGCGGCCATGACCAAAACGGCAGTCAGGTACAGCGTCAGGCGGCACATGCGCGGTTACGGCGCTGCGCTCGAATGAGGCTGATCAGGACGGTTTCGTTCGCGTGTTCGCGCGGCTTGATCAGGTCGGCGGCCAGGGCAAAGCCCAACATGGACTCGGCGGCGTGCAACATGCGCTCGGCAAAGTCGTCGCGTTCGGTCTTGCGGGCTTGCTCCAGGTGATCATCGATCAGGGCGCGGGCGGCTTTAGGGATCATGGTCGGGCTCCTTAAAACCAAACGCGGCGGGCGAACACGACGGCAGGGCCGACGATCCATGGCAGGGTTTCCGGGTTGGTGCCAGGGTTTTGCTTCAGGTGGTTGGTGCGATAGATCGCGGTGGCCCGTTCGTTGCGCGGCAAACCCTTCAGCTTGCCGTTTTCATCGACAAACATGTCGACGGCCTTGCCGTTGTGCAGCACCGCGACGCGCTCGAAGTCGTTGCGCTCGCCAATGATTGGGGTGATCAGCGCCTTGAGCTGGAAGTAGTCCGGCTCGGCAGGCAGCTCGACGCTGCGGGTTTCTTCGTCGCCGTTGGCGCGGATGATGGTGAGCTCGGTGGTTTGCATGGTGATGCCTCAGTGTTGGGGTGTTGGTACTGGCAAAGCCCCAGTTAAGGGGCTTGAGGTGGGCGGGGTTGGTTAGGCATAGCCAGGGTAGTAACGCGATAGCGCATTAATGCGGCAGCAAGTGAAAGGGATATGAATGGTTTGTGGAAAAGGGCCGACGAATTTTGATTTCCACTCAGAAACAAATGCGTCCTCAACCCTGGCGGCTTCCTGATAGTGCGTTGCCTCTGCAACTACTTGCTTTGTGCAGGTGTTCAAAATGGCCCAAATGTTCATCTCGTCTTGCTCCGTTGCTGTCTCTGTATGTGTGCAAACTGTAGATAACTATTGCCAGTGGTTCAATAGCAGAACCAAAAAAAAGACGAAATAAACCAACAACGGCACGAATGCTATTGAATCGAAGGCGAAGACTGTATAGAGTTCGGTTTGTCGGCGGGCAATGGTGCCCACCGGACAACTTAACGAGGCAAAATCAATGGGTCTTTTGGGTGCAATTTTCGGCAAGGCCGTCAAAAAGAAAACTTCGGAAATCTCGGCTGAAGTAGCCAAGAAAGTGAACCGCGACCTGGTGCAAGCTGCCGTTTACGGTTGCTTCTTTGTTGCGTCCGCCGATGGCGAGCTGGAAGAGTCGGAAATCAAGAAGACGCAGAAGCTGGTCAGCAATGAACCGCTGATGAAAGGCTTCGGCGCCGAGCTGAACAACTTGATTGATTCGGCTGAAGCCAGCTACACCGATGGCGGCCCGCGCATCATCCGTCGCCGTGCCAAGACCGAAATGGAAGACCTGGCGCATGACAGCGTCGCGGCTGACATCGTGATGACCATTATCTGCACCGTCGCCGACGAGGGCGGTATCGGTGACGCCGAACGCGCCGCACTGGTTGAGTCGGCCGGCTGGATGAACCTGAACATCAAGGATTACCTGTAACCATGGCCGTCAGCCGCAAGGTCAAGATTCAACTTTGGCTTCTGGTGGCTGCCGTGATCCTGGGCATCTGGCTGTTCTTTCGCCTGATCGCCTGGGGCCAGTGCAGCTGGTACGGCCACCAAACCGCCCGCGACACCCGATATGCCGCCTTCATCGGCTGCATGGTGAAGATCAATGAGCATTGGATACCCCGCTCAGAAATCCGCACCGCCAACGAGTAACACCCGTCCAGTGCCCGCCCACGCGGGACTTTCCTTGAGTACCGTATGACTTTTAAACAATGGCTTTCCCAGCAGTGGGAAATTCTGCAGGCCCACGGCCTGATAGAGGCAACTGAAGATGAGCACAGAGAAGAAGTACGGCGGCGAAGACTTCGGCAAGACCCTGGCGCAGCTGAAACGCATCGCGCCACTGGCTGAAACAATCAATGGGGTTAGCTTCGAGGGTAACGCGGCAAAGGTAGGCGCCATTCTTGAGCTGGCCGGCGTGTCGGGCGAGCTGATCGCCGACATCGAGGGTTTGACCTCTCAGCGCGACACCCTGAAGGCTGCCTTGCAGGCGATGATCGACAAGGCCACCAAGCAGAACTGGAACGACGCTTACCCGGAATTGCTCGAGCAGGCTTACCAGGCGATGGCCGTAGTGGTGGCGACATGAAGACGCAATCGCGAATTCTCAAGAAGAAGAACGGCCCAGTTGCCGTGCTGGCTGAAAGCACCTATATCGGTACTAAAAGGCACTTTTGGGTTGTGCTGTCAGGTTTCAGCGTCCACGTCTGCCATAACCCCAAGGAAGCAAAAGCGGCATGGCGCAAGATCAATGCCCGTGAATGGCAGAAGAAGGTGGCGCCGTGAGCAAGCGCTTCGGACGAAACCAAAAGCGCGCCCTGGTGGCGCAGCTGGATCAAAAAGAAAGCGACATTGGCCTGCTGCGGCGGATGGGCGAAAGCGCTCGCACCGCGATCCGCCAGAAAGATAAAGACCTGCGCGGCATGACGATCAACCTGGAAACCGCGATGGAAGCGATCCAGGAAGCGCGAACGATACTCGGTGAGTATTTCGCCGGGTTGCCGCCGACGGTGCTTGAAGTGGCGCACATCCCTAAGTTCGTGACGCTCCCGCGCCGCGTGCTGTTATCCGACGTTTCTGGCTGCGCAGACGAGTTTGTTCAAACTGCACGCATGGTCGAAAGGCTGGAAGCTGTCGAGGGCGGCGCCTGGGCGGATGACCTGCTGGGGAAAATGCACGTTCAATTCAAGACGCCGCTGGGCGATGTCGCCTATGCCTTCAACCATCGCACGTTCATGGGCGAGCCAAAGCACCGCGTAGTGCGCTTTCTTGCTGATCAGATGGCCAATCACCTTTGGCATTCAGCCCAAACGATCGGTGTGCTCAAAAAGGCCGGGGTGAAGTCATGAACAAGCGTGACGCCAAGATCGTGGCCGAAACGATCACCGTCGAGCAGCTGGCCGCGATGTTCGAGAACGCCAAGGCCTCGATCACTGACTGGCGCGAGCCGAGCAAGGTCAACCCGACCATCAGCCTGGGCGCTGCCTGGAACATCTACTATCCGTGCCTGGTGAAGGGCATGCGCCCGATCAATCTGCCGCACGTCAAAACCAACATGGTGTGGCTGTTCGGCGACTACCTGCCGGCCGAGCTGAAGCCGGACAAGAAGAACAACTGCCGCAAGCCGGCGGTTGACGTGTTCCACCAGGAACCGGTGTTTGAGGTGCTGCCATGAATCGCGCCAGCCCGATCGACCTGCGCAAGGCCTTGGAAATGGTCAACGCCATGGTCAAGGCCGGCATCCTGTTCGTTCCCATGCCGGTGTTGAGTGAGGCCGATCACGCGAACCTGGTGGCGAAGGCTGCAGATCGCCTGGAGCAGATCGCCGAAGAAGCGGAAGCGGGCCAGGCATAACAAGTGCGTCACCACGTCAACAACAACCAAGAGGCAAATGTGATGAGCGATCAAATCGGCAAGGACCGGATCAAGGCCATATTCCTGGCCAATGGCTTCAAAGAGAAGCCGCAGGCCGACGGCAGCACCGACCTGAACCCGTATGTGTACGACGCGGCGAAAGCGCTTGCTGATGCCGTCATGCACGGCACAGGCGCCATGCTGGTCAGCGCTGAAGGCGTCGAGCATGTGCCGCACTCGGCTTTCTTCAAGAAGTATGACCGCGCCGTGAACGATACCGATGCCTTGCGTGATGCGCTGTCAGCAATCGTCGAGAAGGTTCAAGAAAGCCGCTCAGAAACGCGCCGGTTGAACTGGATCGAAGGCCGCGCAACGGCTGCGCTCGAAGGCAAACCATGGGTGAAAGTCGTGTTCCAGATGCCCGACCCAAAGAACGGCGCGCCCAAAGCCGAGCGCCTTTCGCGCGAGCTGGCTGCTTTGCGGGAAGAGCTGGCCGCGGCAAAGGTTCGCGAAAATCTGCTACTGAACAACCCGCGAAACGTCTTCAAGCAGATGTGTGACTTGGCACTAAAGCAACGCGACGAAGCACGTCAGCGCCTTACGGACGCCGAGCGGCGGAATGCGGAACTGGAAGGTTTGCTGGTGCGCTGCCACAACAGTGACAATCTTTCGCAGAATTGCGGCCTATGGAAAGATCTGGACGCCACCCTCAAATCCACAGAATCGGGAGCAAGCGAATGAGCGGGAAAATTGAGATTTCGCGGGAGCTGGCGGAGCGATGGACCAAAATGGCCGAAGTCTTCGATGATGGTGGCGACGGTGCCGATCCAGAAACTGCGCGCACCTTGGCTCAAGAGATTCGTGCCCTGCTCGCCGCCCCAGTCGTCGAGCGCCAAGAGCCGGCCGCCTGGGCGAATGACCAGCAGTTGCTGTTGTGCCGCAAGTCTCCGCGAGAGGATCAGCCGAACAACCCGATGCTGCACAACTTGCCTCGCAACATCGCATCGAGCGCGCGGAAGACGGATTACTGCAATACGCCGCTCTACACATCGGCGCCCGTGTCGACGGTCTGGAGCTATTGCCCTGAATGCGGCAGTGAAGACCTGCAACATGAGAAAGGCGAGCACAAGCAGTGCGCGAACTGCCATCAGGAGTGGTTCAGCGACATCGACTATTCGGAAGTTGTTCGCGTGAACCTTGCAAGGCTAAAGGCTGCGCGGGTGGTGCTGCCTGAGCGCAAGACAGTTCCTCGATCAGACTTTGAGCCATTTGAAGCCGCAGAAGCAAAGGGTTGGAACGCCTGCCTTGACGACGCAATCGAGGCCTCGAAGCAATGACAACGCTCGAGAAAGACCTGCTCGGCCTGCTCAGGCAGTGGATCGAGCACGCCAAGAAAGGCAACCAGGACATCAAGCAATTGCTCGAAGTGAGCCAGCACACGCTGGCAACCCGTCCGGCGCCGATGGTGTTCACCACCGCCACCCAGCGCATGGAAGCCGATCGTCTGCGCGCCGCGGGCAAGACCTGGGAGGAAACCGGCGAAGCGCTGGGCCTTGATGGCACCTGCCTGCGCAAGAGCATGGCGCGTTACGGGTACAAGCCGCACGGCCGACACAAGAAAACAGCCAGCATGGAGCAATAACCAGTGATGAAAGAATCGAGGCAACGGCAATTGTTAGAAGGTCAGGGCAGTGTGGCGCGCAAGGTATTCGATGGCGTGCCGATTCAAGAGGCCTGGGCGGAGAAGGAAATTGTCCTCGCCATGCGCACCAGTGGCATGGCCATCGCCTCGCACACCGTCCGCGCCTGCCTGCTGGACATGAAAGACGTCGGCTTGATCAAGGAGCCGAAGAAAGGCCAGTTCCAGCGCGTGCCGGTGCAGCCATACCTGCGCCTGACTGAAAAGGCCGTCAACGAATCCACCCCAACCCCAGTTATCGAGGCATCCATGCAAACCACCACCGCGAAGAAAGCCGAACAAACCCCGCTCGACATGCTGGGCACCATCGCCACCGAACTTACGCTGATGGCCACCGAGTATGGTGAGCGTATGCGTGCCCTGGCCCTGCGCCTGGAAGAGGTAGCGCTGAAGGTGGAAGAGCAGCGCGAGGCTGATGACGCAGTGATGATCAAGGCGCACAAGATCCAGGCCCTGATGAAAGAGGTGCTGAGCTGATGGCCCCGGCACAACAAAAGACCGTCAATGCTCGCCAGGCTGAAGGCTTCAAGGTCGTGGGCAAGGATCGTGACGGCGTGATTCGCATCACCAACGGCGCCGACAAGCGCGTGGTGTTCCAGGACGGCAGCGAGAAGCGCGGCCACCATTACGTTGTTAGGGGTTGATCATGGATTTCAGCGAGCTGAAGAAGGCGGCCGAGGATTACCGAGACCGGCCAGGCGAGGCTAATTTCGAGCAGCTTGCAGCGATTGCCAGCGATGAAGAGTGCGGCGTGCTGGCGCTACTGGCCGAGAACGATGCGCTTCGAGCTGTGCAGCTGGGCAAGATCACGCTGTCAGGCTGTGAGCTCAAACTGCGCGATCTGATCGAGGGCGTGGTGCGCAACGTCGAAGGCCCGAGCAAGTACCGCAACAAATACGGCTCGCCGCGTTGGGCCCTGGTGCGTGATGCGTTCGGCGTAGGTTCCGGCGTGGCGACTGCCCTGTGCCGTGAGTTCGGCTATGACCCTGACGAGTACCTGCGCTCATGAAGTGGAAAGCATCCGGCCCGCACGCCGTTCAAAGCGATGAGGGTTACAAGGTCGCGCGCTTTCGTACCGGCCACACCGAGCAGTACCGCCCGAGCTTGCGCGGTAGTTTCATCGGTGGTTCGTACAAGACGGCCGAAGACGCCAAGCGCGTGTGCATCGATCACCACAAGGAGGCGACATGCCCAGCCCAATCCTGAAACACTTCGCGGCCAAGCACCTGCCGATCCAGCTGCGCGCCATTGCCAGGCCCTTCGAGGACATGGCCAGCAACCTGGACGCACTCTTGCCTGAAGGTCCGGAGAAAACCACGGCTCTGCGCAAGTTGCTTGAATCGCTGGACTGCGTGATACGCGCGGCGGTAGACACCTGAAAGTAATGTTGGCGTGCCTGGAGTGGTTCGCTATACTAACCACTCTTAGGCGTGTAGCTCAGTGGTAGAGTAGTCGGCTGTTAACCGATTGGTCGCAGGTTCGAATCCTGCCGTGCCTGCCAGTTCGTTCTGAAGCGCGAAAGACGCGGCTCCCCAGCTGCCAGCCCGCACATGCGGGATTCGTCTTTATCCGTGTAATGCCTTCCCGGTGGTAGAGTTGGATTCGCAGATTCTTGCTTCCGACAAGTGCAGCGATGCAGAGGCGTTACACGGATACAGATGAACGCGACCTGCTTAGGCGCTAAGTCGGAAGGAGCCTTGGTTAATCCCGTGCGGACACTGACCGAGTGCGCGATGAGAGGGTGGAGGTAAATGTCTCCTGTGAGTCCACCCTGAAGCTGGAGTTGAGCGCCAGCCATTTTGTATCCTGATTCAGTCCTGGGATGCGGTCCCGCGCGGGAGTTAGTGCCGCTGTAAGTCCAGGCTGTATCGGTAGTGTGATCGAAGGCTTCGGCGCAACGCTCCTATGTTGTGTGACGGAGCCACGGTCACACTACCGATGCAGATGAATGTGCAGGCTGATGTACGGGGAGTGGAATCAACAGGTGGTAAGACTTCCTAGGCCGGCAAGCCCGGCTGCCATGAAAGACAGCGCCCCACCTTGTGCCGGGATCAGCACCGGCCATCTGTACCGAGCAACGCAAAACCGTATGAGCCATGGTGGAAGGCGTGGGAGGGTTAGCCCACACGACCAGAAATGACGGTGACAGTGAGCGGGATAGACCGACCGAGTGGGAAGGCCCACAAGCCCAGCCCTCAACACGCTGGGCTTTTTAATGAGCATGACCTTTGCTAATCCCTAACCAGATGGAGCTGTACATGATGATCAAGCGATTCCTCACCTATGCCGCGCTGGCTATCTGCGCATGCTTCGGCCCGTCCGTGTTCGCCCTGGAGCGACCGGTAAGCTACCTGGCCGCCTCGATCGACCGAATGGCCGACCTGCACGCCACTGCCACCACCCGCCTGGAGCTGACCCTAGCCCAATGGCGAACGGGTAGCGAAGGCACCGATAAGGCTTTGAGTTCCAACCTGCGCGCATCGAGCAATCACTTTGTCATGGATACAGTCCAGCCGTTGCCAGCGGACCCCGTTCAGGTATAGTGAATCGGTGGACGCTTTCAGCGAGTAACACCCAGCCCCGTGGCTTCCAACCCCGGGGCTTTTTTTATGCCTGTTGCTTAGCGCCCGCTATGGTTCGATAATCAAGCCTATCGTTTCCATTACGCACCAGAGGCCATCATGCCCACCAAGGCCACGACCAAGTCCGCAGCACCAGGTAACAAACCCAAACCAGCTAAGGCGAAGACCGCACCAAAGGCTAAGGCCGCGGTGAAGCCCAAGACCGGCCGCCCAACCGCTTACAAGGTCGCCTATGTCAAGCAGGCCGCCATGCTCGCGCAGATGGGTGCCACCGATATTGAAATGGCCGCCTTCTTTGAAGTGGCTCTGTCGACCTTCAACCTTTGGAAGCTCAAACACCCGGCCTTTTCGGAGTCCTTAAAAGTCGGCAAGGATTCAGCTGATGACCGAGTGGTGTCCTCGCTGTATCACCGCGCGATCGGTTACTCGCACCCCGAGGTGGATATTCGAGTGGTTGACGGTGCGATCGTCCAGACGCCGATCACCAAGCATTACCCGCCCGATCCCACGTCGATGATCTTCTGGCTGAAGAACCGTCGCAAAGATGAGTTCCGCGACCGGGTTGAGCACAACCATGGTGTGGATGAAGGCAACCCACTCTTGACGCTGATGGGTCAGATGGCGGGCAAAGTCCTGAAACCGGTGGCCGAATGAGCCGCTGCGTGAAATCTGGCAAGTCGCGTGGGGCATTGGCCTGCACTTTTCTCGTAGGCGCGTGGCAAAAGCTGCTTTGCCGGCTCAATCGGCATGACGACGGCATGGGAACCTGGTTTGACTTGATCCTGGTGACCGATGGTCAGGGCAGTAGCGGCACGCTTGTTGGTACTCGCATCGACTGGACTTGCGCCTGCTGTTACTCAAGCCATCACCTCATCACCTTTGCCTCGGATGCCGATCGCCTGCGCTGGCATTCAACCCCTGGCAATAAGCGCCGCATGATGCTTCGCGATTGGAGTGCCTGATGAACATCTACATTGATTGCGAGTTCAACGACTTCCAGGGTGCGCTGATCAGCATGGCGCTGGTGGCGCAGGACGGCCGCGAGTTCTATGGCGTGCTGCTCTGCGCCGACCCTAGCCCATGGGTTAAAGAGCATGTGATGTCGGTCCTGGTCGAGCTGCCTATCGCCTATGAGCACTTCCAGGAAGACCTGGCCGAATACCTGGCGCAGTTCGAGCGAGTGAACATCATCGCCGACTGGCCCGAGGACATCGCCCACTTCTGCCAGGCGCTGATCACCGGCCCCGGCTACCGGATGAGCACGCCACCGCTGACCATGGAAGTGCGCCGCGACCTCGATGCCGTGTCAAAGCTGCCGCACAACGCGCTGGAAGATGCGCGCGCCATCCGCCTGCTGGCCATCGAGAAGGGGTTGTAATGGCCGCCGTCGTCGCCTACAAGCCGATCGAGGACATGACGGCCGACGAGTTCAAGGAAGCGCTCGGCGACCCGCACTGGCGCCTGTCGAACCTGTATTACATCAAGACCAAGGACGCATCGGGCAACGACGACGAGGATGAAGGCGGCGAAGGCGTGGTGGTCAAGTTCAAGCCCAACCGCGCCCAGCAGGTGCTGATGAAGCGCCTGTGGTTCCGCAACCTGATCCTCAAGGCGCGCCAGCTCGGCTTCACCACCTTCATCCAGATTTACTTTCTCGACGTCGCGCTGTTCTCGCCCAACCGCAACCTGGGCGTGATCGCCCACACCGAGGACGCGGCCAAGAAGATTTTCAAGAAGATCAAGTTTGCCTATGACCGCCTGCCGCTGGCTGTGCGCCAGGCGATGCCGCTGAAGACCTGCAACCTACTGGAAATGACCCTCGCCAACGGCTCGACCATCCAGGTGGGCACGTCGATGCGGGGCGACACCATCCACTACCTGCACGTTTCCGAGTACGGAAAGATCTGCGCGAAGACGCCCGAGAAGGCCGAAGAGGTTGTGACGGGTTCGTTCCCGGCTGTGCCTGATAGCGGGATCATCTTCATCGAGTCCACCGCTGAAGGCCGTGGCGGCGACTTCTACGACAAGTCCAACCGTGCCGAGGCCCTGCACAACGCTGGCGCCAAGCTGCGCCCCAAGCAGTTCCGCTTTCACTTCTTCCCATGGCACGACGAGGACGGCTATCAGTGCGACCCGGCCGGCGTGATCATCAGCAAGAAGGAGCACGAATACTTCGACGAGCTGGAAGGCAAGTTGAACAAGGTGCTGACCTTGCCGCAGCGCGCCTGGTGGATCACCACCCGCGACGAGCTGTTCAGCGGCCAAGACGAGCGCATGTGGCAGGAATACCCATCGACATCGAGCGAGGCGTTCCAGCAGTCCACCGAAGGCACCTACTACAAGCAGCAGTTCATTGCCGCGCGCAAACAGAAGCGCATCACCACCGTGCCCTATCACCCGGGCATTCCGGTCAACACCTTTTGGGACATCGGCCACGGCGACGGCACGGCCATCTGGCTGCACCAGCGCGTGGGCCAGCGCAACAACTTCATTGGCTTCATTGAGAACTGGGAAGAACCCTATTCCTGGTACGTCGCCGAGATGCAGAAGACCGGCTATGTGTGGGGTACGCACTACCTACCGCACGACGGCAACCATATCCGTCAGGGCGAGGCCGTCAATGCGTCGCCACAAACCATGCTCGAGAACCTGGGCCTGCGCCGCATTGAAATCGTCCAGCGCGTCAGTGAGTTGCAGCACGGTATTCAGGCAACACGTAACGCTTTTAGCACCTACTGGTTCGATGAGGTAAACTGCAAGGAAGGCCTGGCACACCTCGAGTTGTACAAGAAGGCCTTCAACACGCAGACCCAAACGTACAACGACCGCCCGTTGAAGGATGGCCACACCGAAGCCGCCGATGCCCTACGCCAACACGCGCAGGGCTTTGTTGATCAAGGCCCGCAGAAGAGCGCATCGAGCGTTCGCGGGGCTCGCAAGTCCTGGAGGACAGCATGACACCTGAGCAATTCGCCTACTGGTTGCAGAATTTGAGCGTCCAGGCCTGCGCACGCTTGAGCTGCGCCAGAGCGACGTCTATCCCACCGGCCAACCTGTCATCACCTGCTAAGAGGCATCACATGACCCAGCACTACGTCAGCACCAAGATCGTTACCGCCTGGCCAGAAGCGCGCCAGGACATCGCCGGCTATGCCGTCAAGTACGAGGACGGTTACACCAGCTGGAGCCCGGCGCCCCAGTTCGAGGCCGCATCCGTGGCGCTGGGCCAGATTGGCCACCTGCCGCCGCACCAGCAGCGCGTCGTCGCCGAGCTTGAACAGCTGGCCGATCGCGTCACCAAGCTGGAAGCGTTCCTGCACACGCCGCTCTATGCCAGCCTGCCGCAGGCCGAGCGCGTCCTGATGAAGTTGCAGGCTGACATCATGGTCGTGTACATGGGCATCCTCAACGATCGCGTGAGTCTGTTCGGCCATGGTGGTTCTAAATGAGCACCGCACATACCGAAAACCTAAACTTCTGCGACGCGCTCCGTGCAATCAAGGCCGGCAAGCGCGCCCAACGTGCTGGCTGGAACGGTAAAGGCCTGTTCGCCTTCCTGCAGCCTGGCAGTGTGCACGGACCCTACTTGTTGCCGAGCAACGTCCCGACCATTGAGGGGGTGAGCGTAGGCCTGTTCAATGTCGACGCCGCCGAAGGCACCGCCATGCGCCTGCCGCACGTCTGCCTGTCCTACCCGACCGGCACCTTTGTCGCTTGGGCGCCGAGTCAGACCGACATGCTGGCCAGTGACTGGGCGATCGCCGAATGAACAAGCCAGTCCTCGACCTGACCAACCGCGCCTTCACCCGCGAGCTGGGCGACATCACGCTGATCGGCACCTGGTACGGCGTCGACATCGATGAGTCCGTGCCGGTGCTGTGCATCGTGCCGACCTACCGCGTGCTGTTCGATGGCGTGCAACTGCGCTCGAAGCCGTGCTGTGTCGCGCTGTCCAGTGCCCACCTGTACGACGACCCCAACTATCTGCTGGCCCGATCCATGGAATTCAGCAAGGCGCTGGGCTTCGAGGACTCGATGCAGCGCACGCACAAGATCGCCGAGGCGATTCACGGCTCATTGCTCGACCTGATCAAGATGCCGCCGCGCCCGGTGCTCGGCACCTACGTCGGCGCCGACGCGACCCTGACCGATGAAATGGGCCGCCAGCAAACCGTCGCGCTACACAACCACTACTAAGGAGTACGCCTGTGTTCGACCTGGCTAGCGAAGACCACACCCGCGTCAAGAAAGGCTTGGCTTCGC